TTCGGTCTGAATAGAAATTAAAGGGAATCCGGCTTTTACATAATTAGTTAAATCCATGGCAATATCCTTTGTTTAGGTTTTTGATTACTCTATCGGGCATGCTGCTAATAACATGCCCTAACAATAATCAATCAAGGCAAACAAAAGTCTGAATTGATTGTGTCATATAACTTTTTTGAATGCTTAGAATAGACTCTATCTTTTGATACACCCTATTAAGAATATCCAGTCTTGATCCGCCACTAGCATCTACATTGTACTGTATGGTAACTTCACCGTTTTTATAGAAACTAATATTAAGATAATTGTTGTCACTGCAACTAATTTCTCTAATACTGCTGGCCCCAATAACAAGCAATGCGATCTTATCTTTATTGTCTTCATATTTCTTTGACAGTTCTTTATAGGTTCTTTCAGCAATGATGAAATCGTTTGTTGTAATGAATGAGCTGATTTGCTTGCTTTCGGCAAAGAATTGCCTTGCAGTACAGAAATTGCCTTTATTGTCTCTAAAATAAATTCTGTCTTTTTTCACGGCTTTCTCCTTTTCTTTAACGACTTCAAATCTGCTTATATTATATCCCATATTTTCTTTACCTTCATCATCAGTTATACGATAAAAATCTCCATATCGATATGCTTCATAAATTTTACCTATTGTCAACAAACTACAGCCGTTATTATCGACACATTTTACTTTCATAGTTTTAACCTTCTTAATTTTAGTTTCATTTTCAACTACTTCAAATCTGGTTTGATAAGCGAGTAAATTTTCTCTACCATTATCTCCAGTAAATTTGAAGTAGTTAACTCCATCTTCATTATATGGCTCAACATCGTAAACTTTACCACTTGTTAATTGATGCTGATAACATTGGTTATCAATACATTTTACTTTCATAATGCCTCACTTTTCGACCGGTAAATAGGTTGAAAGAATAAGTTTAATTTTAGATGACAATTCTTCCCAACTGTAAGCCTGAGCTTTTACAATTGTTATCTCATAAGACTGAATTGATATACTTTTAACTCCATTTATATCAAGAATTGAGATAAAATAGCTTTAGGCAAATTAGGAAGAGTTTCTATTTTAATACTATCTGACAAATCAGAACTAACAAAAACTTTGTTATCTACCATCTTATATCTTAAATGCAAGCTAATATAATTTTCATTTGGACAATATTCAATCTTTACCCCTGGCGTAAAATCTTTCATAGCTTTCTCCTTTAAACTGTGATTGTTCTTGCAAATTCACGCTCTTCAATAACTTCATCGGGAACAGATCCAAGAATTATATTGAAAGCTTTTTCGGCAAACTTTTGGGCTGTACCAAACAAAACAGCTTCAAGTCTATCCGTATTTTTCTTAATCACGCTTTCATGGCTTGTGAGATAAGTCACGCCGTTGAAAATGTCATAACCTGTTCCTCTTTGAGAGCTGGGAATTTTACTTGCATTATCTCCGATTATTTGAGCAAGCATTTTTTGCTGATTCAACGATCTGGTGTTATCTTTTTCGTCAAAAAGCTTTTGAATGATCTGGGCCTGGCTATCGGGACTAAATTTCATTTTTGCCAGCTTGAGAAAATTCAGGCGCAAATTTTTACTTTCTTCCTGCATTTCAAGGAAAGTTTTTACCCATTTGTCAACCTTTCCCTCTGCCGTAGCAGTTTGCTTTGCTGCTAAAAATTCACCTTCTTTCAAACTTTTCTTCCAGGCATTGAAGGTGTTTTGACATTCAATTCTAAAATCACCCGTCCCAAGCGTTACTTTCATCGTGCCGTCATGCGGCAAGACGGCATTAATGAAGGTTTTATGTGTATTGCCCTCGCCTATGCTAAACTCTCCTGCATCAAGGCTGAAGAAAACTTTTTCCCCGTTTCCGATTGCGCCAATATCAGTTATATTCCCGAGCTGAGTTATTTTATTGAAAAATGTCAGCGCCTGCATGGGCTGGAGTCTGCCCTTGCATTGCCTAAGCACATCTCCGGTAACTTCATTAACCAGCAAATAATAATCCTTGAACTTTTCATTATACTGATCAAGGTTAACGAGTTTAACTGGAAAATCGGCCTTGGATAAATGAAACAACTCTTCATTACTTACATCTTCAAAAACGAAAGATTCTGACCCCAAAGACCACCAAGGATTTTTCGTTTTAGACGCAAACATTTTTCTTTTCATATTAGCAGACATAATTTTCTCCTTTATTAAATTTTTTTAATATCTGTTCTATAATTGCAAAAATCATTTTTCCATTTGTCTAATGCTAAAATTGCTTCCCTAGCATTATCAGATAAATTTTCAACATTACTCCTAGTTATATGGGCGATAAATTGAAATATATGCTTATCACTCCATTTTACATTAAATGTTTTGCAGGCAAGATGCAGACAGGAAAAATCAAGGTCTGCATCTTGCAGGTTTGCATATCGCAGGTTTGCATATTGCAGGTCTGCATATTGCAGGTCTGCATCTTGCAGGTTTGCATATCGCAGGTTTGCATATCGCAGGTTTGCATATTGCAGGTTTGCATATCGCAGGTTTGCATATCGCAGGTTTGCACCTTGCAGGTTTGCATCTTGCAGGTCTGCATCTTGCAGGTTTGCATATTGCAGGTTTGCACCTTGCAGGTTTGCATATTGCAGGTTTGCACCTTGCAGGTTTGCAGTAACCAGACAATCTTTAATTGATTTAAATTCACCAGAAAATAAAATTTTAAAAGAAAATTTGTGTTTAATTTCAAATATCATAGCTTTCTCCTTTGTTAAAATTTATTTTGTTTCAATGTTGATTTATCTTAATCTATTTTAACTTATTTTGCAAGATTTATTTTAATAAATATTCATTTATTCCCATGCATTTACCTTCACTAATATACTTAGCCTCTATATTTCTTGCCAGTTCTGTATATTTCTTAATAACCTCAGGATCTTGACTTTCGATTCCTGTTTTAAAATTGTCCTTTCTGCCTCTAATATGTCCGATTTCATGATTAGTGGTTAAATCGTTTGAAGTAATAACAACTGATTTTGTAATCTTATCTTGCTGATACCAATTAACAGTGCATCCTAAATATATAGCTATCATAGGGTGTAGCCATTTATAATGTCCGGTTAATTCAGCACAATCAAAACCAACTTCAAAGAAATTCCCTTCACAAATCAAAGCATTTGCTGTTTTCTCATCTTGTACTGAATTCAAGTCAGTGAATAAAGATTTTTTATCTATAACACTACAACCGGATAACAAACACATAGTAATAACAATAATCGTTTTCATTTCTTCGCCCTTTCCATAAAATAAAGCATTGAGAATATAAAAGCTATGCCATAACTAAGACAACAATTGATATTATTGGCAAAAACAGAATTAATTAAACAAATAAGAGATATAAGCAATATCAGTGCATTCACTTTAATCACCTAGTTTGATTGTGACATAGGCAAGACCGGAAGAAATTAGGTTCCTAATTGTATCTCTTTTGTCTCTTCCTATTCTAACCCCTAGTTTTTTAGCATAATTACGTAGTTCTTGTCTGGTGAATAAATTCAGGTATCGAATATCTTTCTTGGTAATTGAATTGCTGTTTGTTTTATCATCCCTTACCTTTTCAAATCTAGTTTTCCAATAACAGCCGCCTATGTTTAACGTTTCTTTAAGATGATAATATCTACCTTCTTCCTTCTCGACTGTATATATTTTGCCAATTTCTAAAATACCTTTCATATCAATGTTATTAATGCATTTAACTTTCATAATCTCTCCTTAATTAGTAATACTTTTAACCGCTGAATATTCAAGGCTAAAATTGGTTTTGAAATATTTTTTAGCCTCTGTCTCTGTTATATCCATTTCTTGACTGGCTTGTTTCGCATTCCTAAGCCATCCCTTTAGTCTACCGAATTCTATATTCAAGCTTTTCAAAAACTTTTGATCAAATTTAAAATGAATGTTTCCGTTTTTATATGCCCTGACATTCATCAAGATCTTGCCATCATTCATATAAAAATCATTGCTTTGCCCTGGTTTCCAGTCTTTGTTTAAACTATTTTCAGAACTATTACAAGCAAAGCCTAAATTTTTAGCTATGGCGATAATATCATTAATAGCGTCGTGAACACTGTTTTTAAGCCCTTTGGGGTAATCATATTGCCCATAGCTGCTAGTATCAAATGTGTTGTAGAACTCAAGCACACAACGATAATCAAGGCAATAAGAGCCTGCTTTGCCGTCTCTATATATTTCGTTAAATCGCCAATGATCATTTTCCCACGTATTCAGATTTGACTTGTATTTAATGCAATTCGCTTTTTTAGACAAGCCTACATAAACGTCAATTAATTGCTGATCAAAATAATGATTAGCGTTTTTAATCGCCCACAAAGTTACGGCATAAATATTGTTTTCATTAAAATCAACGCCGATATTTTTAGTCAATGTGTCAAGTAAAGCTTTTCTGCTTGCAGATGTAAGCCTATTTGTTACTGGCTCAAAATGGTCAAAAAGTTCACGCCAGTATTTAGTTTTCAAATTTACAATCCTTGATTTTAGCAAATGAACAATTGAGGCAAAATCAATTTTCAACTCAGAAAAAATTGTAAAATCAAGGCCCGATATGTTAGCAAAATTAGTCTGCAAAACATTGAGTTCATTTTGATACAAACTGACTAAAGTGTTTGCAAGTCCACGGCCTGGTACTAATTCATTTATTTTTTCTCTAAATTTCTGTTCTTGTTCTTTTAAATTTGTTTTTTGACTGTTAATAGGAAACGTTTTTTCTACCCATAAACTGAAAGGATCTATGTCCGGACTAACAGAATTACTATATCTTGAGATTGTGTTTAAACTAATTTTTATAACATCTGCCTTAGCTCTTGCTTTTCTATCAGCTTCAAGAAAATCAAAATTACCTAATACTTTAAAACTTGCTTTTCTGTCTTCAATGCATGTTTTTATTTCTGGTTGGTTTTTCCATCTTTCAGGCAATACCAAGTAAATACAATTGCAATTTGCTTCATTAATAATCTTTACCGCCCATTCCCGGTACTGACTGTATGGCGGATTGCAGAAAACTACATCGACTTTTTTATCAATTAGCGAGTTTTCAAAAAATTCAGTACCTACTATGAAAATATTAGCAGGCATTGCGCTAATAAGTATTTCTGATTTTTCAATGGCGTATTTGTCGCCATCTGTCAATTTATCTAAAGTCTGCCCGTTTCCTGCTCCACAATCTAGAACAGATTTAAAAATTCCTTCCTTATAAGGTTCTTTTAAATCTGTTCTGATCAAATCAATAATCTCATTGGTCGTGGGATAGAATTCAAAGTCTTGATTGCTTGCTTTTATTTCTTTGATAAGGCCGTTAATGCTCATTTATCACCTCCAAAAAATTCACGTTATTTCAGTTATAGATTTATTTTCAAAGTATATCTTTTGTTTTAGTCAGGCAATACGCTTGATGGAACTTTAGAAGAATAGAACTCAGCGATATAAACCAGGCCATTTTTATTGTCTACTGCTATTACTCCTTGATCTTTATGTTTTGAGCAATAATCATTTGCTTCTTGATCATTTAAAGCGACTTTGGTTACTCTAAAAATTTTCCCCATACTTTTACAATACAATTTTATATTCATGACTTCACCCATTGCCGTTATTTAAATGAGCACTGGAGATTGCCCTTGCAATTACTTTGATCTACAAATTTTTTCCTTTCCCCAACATCATATTTGCCGCTTTGAATGCATTTGATGATATGCGCTTTGCAAGCATTTCTTTCGTTCTATTTTTGGTCCAGTTTATTTCAATCAAATACTGTTCCAATTTATCCAAATCCTCAAGATATCTTAGATTGTGCCAAACATCCGTTCTCACTGTTACACGAATATTTAAATTTTTAACATCATGGACAAGTCCTCTTATAGCACTAAAAAAAGAACCAATCCTAATTTGATACTCTTCAGTATCTAAATATTTCGCATCAATGTCGTCTATTAAAACCCAAACCGCTGATTTACTGTGACTTTCCTGGTACGTCTTAAGTAACTGTTCCCAGTTATCAGGTATGCTTTTTTTCAGTTCTAAATTTAAATACGGAATTTTTCCTTTAATTCTAGACACAAGAGCACCAACAAGGTTTTTGCTCTTAATTCCTTCAAGCTCTGCTGCCTCAACCATTGATATTTCGTTATCTGCCAAAGCAAATCCAATGAGCTTACCAATCTCAATATTGATTTTCTTACAGACAATTTGCTTCCAATAATTTTCTAAATATGCTTGATCTTTACCTTGAAAATCACCCAACCCAAGCAGTGCATTTCCTGTGGATCTGACAATAATTGGGTTCTCATAATCGCTTGAATTACGAAGTTTATATTCTAAGCGAGACAAGAGAGCAGATTTCCCCATACCCTTACGAGCACTAACTACGCACAATGATGTGCTTTCATTGTAAAATTCATCGAACTCTTCAATGTCGATGAAATACGAATCTAACACCTCTTGAGGTTCATCTTCCCCTGCGTCATTAATAAAAATTACTTCCTCGCCTTTAAGTTCTGAATAATCAGTTTTCATAATTTTCTCCTTTTAAATTTTAATTGATTTCTCTTATCGCAGATATCCTGAGCTTCCTTTTTGTCCAGTAATAAGGGAAATATGAATTACCATAAACACAATTATTTTTTGTGTTTATGATATTATATCCGTTTTCTTTTATTTCCCAATCCAGCTGGTCTTCTTCTGACAAATAAGGTACAGCACCATAAATGCTTGCTTTAATAGAAGGATCACTTTTTGCCAATAACTTCTGTTTACTACAATATATCTTTCATTCTTCATAACTTTCTCCTTTAATTTTTGTTTATCTTATTTAAAATTATACACCAAAAACAAATAAAATCAAGATAAAAACAAGGTTATAACAAAATAATTAAAACCGGTTATAAATAAGCCATGAATTCACGTCCTTTCAGTTATAGCCAGTTTTCCACAAATTGTTATAAAAACTGATAAAATAAAATTCACGTCTTTTCGGTTATAGCTAAATTTTCCCACACATTTTGACAAAATTATTGCATTCGTTCAAATTCAGGAACGGACATTTTTCTAACATAAGCCAATTTCGTTTCGGGCAATAAAATCTGTTCTTACAAGGTTCATTGCAACCATTGCTTGTAATAATTTTTCTCCTAGTTTTGCCTATAGTAAAAAATCTGTCATTACAAGCAATGGCAATAATTTTCATAATCATACCTTTCTCTGCAATTGATTTATATATGCATCTACTTCAAAATTGTTTGGATAATCATAATTGTGATAAACATCAGAGCATTGCTTTATCCTCATATCAAGATCGTATTCAGTGCATTGAATAAAATAAACAAAAACATTAGGTCTTACTTCCATATAAATGACATAACTATGTTTCCATGAACAACCAGCACAAGACATAAACTGATATCTGATCTTATCGGCTTTAGTATCAAGGTAGTAGTTGTTTTCAGTTATGGCAAACCTAATGCCATTAACGGTTTTGAATGTAAAGGCTTTAGTACTTACCTTGTGAATCCAAGGCCCGGTTTTGATATTAGAACCCGTTATATCAATGTAAGTGGTCATGATATTGCCTTTATTTTATTTTTAACAGTTGAATTCATAGATATTTTCAGCTTGGATAACGTCAAAAATTTCTTCAATATGGCTAGAGTATGAAGAAGTGAAACAAATTAAGTTGTTAGAAGAAGTGCAAAAAATAATGTAATACTTCATATCCGCCCCTTTTAGAGTTTATTTCAAAGTTTTATAACAAGAAAATATCCTGTATAGGCCCGTCATACAATTCCCGTTATATGGTATTTCACTTCACGCAACACGAAACAATTATTATTGCGTTTTATGCAATACAAAAAATTCATACAAATTCAGTTATAGCAAAATTTTAACAAAAATAAAATCAGAGCAAAGTAAGACAACCAGAACCAGCCCGCAAGACTTAGCTTCATAGCATTCTCCTTTTCAATTGTGTATACACAACTATTACAAACAGAACTCGACATAGCTTGCAAGGGCATAAACCATGGCAAAGACAAGAGCAAGCTGCCATGGCCTCATTTGCTCGCCTCTTTAGCCATATATGCTTTGCCCTTCTTGAGCCTGTATTTGCTGGCCTGTCGCTTTGTAGGTTCAACACCAGCCTTTTCACAGCTCGCTTTAAAAGTCTTGATCTTAACTGCAAATTCTTTGTGTGTCATTGCCATAATTTCATTGATCTTCATAATCTCTCCTTTAAGGTTTGGTTTTAATCAGAGTCAAGAAGATTGAAAATTCATTAACTCTTATAATTAAAACATGCAAATGATGCAAACACGCGCTAATAATATCAATACCTTACAAACCTTGAACATGAAACCGTTTCAATTTGTTATTTAACAACTTTGAAAGTAATTTTGTTGAAAAACGCACTCTTTGACAATCCATGTTTTACAGGCTTGCGGCGATATAATTCCCAGCATTCAATAACAATCCCTGATTCGGTATAATCGCCGTTATTGTCATAGTTCGTAATTACCGCTGATTCACGAACACCATAATTTTTCATGGTATCACCAGCAAATTTCATATTATTTCGGGTGAAAAACATGAACCGGGGTTATTTGTTTCATGCCTATATTTTAATTCTGAACTAGTCATAACCTCACCTCACTAGTTATTAGTTGATTGCAGGCCTTTAAACCCACCATACAGCTTGATTTAAAATATCCTGGTATGTACAGGCATTGAAGTTTGAAAACGTCTTAAATCATACCTAATACAATTCTCCGTTTTCTGTAAATTCATATTCGTTTGCCTGAATTGTTTCAATTATCGCTTCTCCACTGGTTAAATATTCATAATTTTTTTGCAACATAATACGATAGTCCTCACACAATGAGCGTAAAAATTCTTCTTCAATCTCTTGCAATTTGTCCTCACTTTCCCTGCTTTCATAATTTTCATGCTCTTCATCCATGTAATCGTTAAAAACCGGTTGCCAGGTTGTCAGAAAGTCTTCCGCAGTTCGGTATGTATCACACTTTTCACCATGGTCGCGTAAAATATTTGCTGCAACTTCGGCGGCGGAATAAATAAATTTACCTTTAACGTAAGATCCTCTACCGATATCAAAAGCACTGATTTTCAATCCAATGTTTTCAGCATCTTCAAAAGTATAATCCCACCATTCATGACTAATGTTTATATCGCTTAAATTTCCAATGGCCTTTTCTTTGCTCTTATCATTCAATTCATCAAACGTGTAAATTCTCACTGTAATTGTTCTCATAACCTCACCTCATGATTTAGATATGTCTTAAAGGCACCTATTAGGCCCGTAGAACTGTTTTTAGATTAAAACCATAGTCAGGTATGCCAGGTTTTAAAAATGGCTTAAATCAATCCATAACGTCATAGACAAAGCCGTGGACAAAAACGCCATTGCCAATGTGTATTTTAACCCTGTCTCCTTCCTTAGGTTTTTTCCGGCCAAAGTAAATGCCGATCTCGCCACTTTTAAGAATCACTTCATACTTTTTCATGGTCTTATCCTCTCATTTGCTCTTAATAGCTCTTATTTCCTCACTTATCTTTTAATATCAATGAGTTATAATAGCTGTTTTTAATAAGTTATATATGGAGTTTTTTCTTTTCTTAAAAAATAAGTTGTTGATTTTATTGAAATTGTGTCAATCATGGTTTAAGACTGTTTGAACTAGTTTAAAGCAATTTATCTTCTATCGCCTTTAAGAGAAATAACGGCATTGTCAATATTCCATTCTTCTGCAATCAAATATTGTTTTGCCGTTTTAAAATCAGATCCCGTTACAAGCATAACAATAAATATCCTTCTTTCTTCAGGCATGTCTTTAGATTCTTTCTTTGTCAGATCTTTCATAATCTTGTCCTCAAAAAGTAAAGATTGTCAAAACTGTCTGAACCGCCATCACAACTAAAAACATAATCCAAGCCGTTATTAGCATTGTTTTCATTGTCTTACCTTATTTTGTCTTACCTATTACAGTAAAACCAAGGTTCCGCATAGACTTTGCCACATTTTCAACCTGCTTTTTTGTCATTCTATCAGTACAATAACAAAACGGGTATTTAGTGCGGATATAATATTTGTCTTTAACTGCCAATGTTTCATCAGTTAAAATTTCGTATGTCATAGCGTCAACGTCTCTATCTGTTTTCATAATCTCACTTGCTCCCTAATTTCAATTTTAAGGTACCGTAAAGGCATGGTATAGACGTTTTTAAACTCAAGCCATACCTGACTATGCCAGCTAGTCTAAAACGCATATACTCTAACGTATTTAATATCAGGCAATGAACCTGTCTCAAGCAAGCCTTCAAGCTCTTTGACTGCCTGGAGTCTGACTTTAACAGGCATGAGAAAATAAAGACTTGAGGCCATCTTAATCTTGAGTGCATCTCTTTTATTGGTATTCATAATTAGCCTCACTTAGCAAAATGCATATAAAGCCAATTATTGAGCATTTTTGGTACGTCTTTATCACTTAATGACACAATCCAACCTTCATTAACACTGCCGCAATACCATTCAATATTAGGCCATGTATCTGTCACTTCCTTGTATTCATCAAGCCAATTAGTACACGGTTTTCGATAAATAAAGCTAGTTGTGCCAAGCTTGCGTATACCTATAATAAAATCCCCGCCTTTAACGTTTTGCAGTGCTTCTATATCTATTTCGATGTCATTGTATGGTACATGTACGGTCATTGCTCTAAGCACTCTGTATACCTTTGTAGATGCTTTCATAACTATACCTCACTTTGTAATTGTTCTTAATGGCTGATGTTAATTACAAGATAATAAGTTAATTTATATAAGTCAAATATTTCTTTATCAATCATTACACATACTTGCGCATAAGTGTTTGATATTAAAAGAAATAATAATTTAAAATAAAGACGAATAAATACATATCATTAATAGCGTTTATAATGTCAGACTATTTACCCCAAAAACGCACAATTAACAGCATATGGGCATAGAAGTAGCATAACAAAGCAAGACTTATACCATAACTAAAGCACATCAATACTGCTATTGTTAGGAAATAAACATAATCAAAACACGCACTTAATACATCAAAATCGCAAGGTTAAGCGAAATATATTTTCTAATACTAGCACATGCAAGCCTGTAATCGCCTCACTACGGTTAAGCAAACGATTATTTAAGGCCATAACACGCCTAACAACATTAGTAATACTATAATAGATGAATAAAAAGAAAATAAATATTTATCAGGCACAGACATTGCTTATGGCAGGCTTGCTTTAGATTGTAATGCTGGTAATAGATGATTAGGCAGGGTTTAACTAATTAGGACGGCCTAAATATATAAAGACGGGTTTTAAAAACTTGGTGTTATATAACAAAGTCAAGCTAACCTAACTTTATTAAGACTTGTGTATTGTGTTGGGCTAGGTTGAACTGATTAGGGTAGGTAAAGATAGTTAGGGAGAACTAAATGTTGTTAGGATTGTTAGGAAAGTGATTAAGGCAGGATAGGTCATAGGGTATGGGGTCATTTTTCCCGAAGCACCCCACCCCATAGGTCGAGGTTGGGCACTTTACGCTTGATTTTATATTTTAAGAAAATTGAAAAGTATTACATAAATTTATAATCACTGGAAATATTCAATTTCTAATTTATATTTAGGATAAATATTCATATCCCAGCCTAAATATAGTTTTTCGGGCTTCATGTTTTTAATAAAATCTCCTACTTTTTCTGAAGCAGATGCCCCAATATTTTCATCAACAAAAGTCCCAATAGATTTTGTATAAATACAATCTCTATTCTCAAGGTTATCGAAATCAATTCGAATAAGTCTGATCAATGTTCTCATATATTTAATCCATTAAGTCCAATTAATCTTATTATTTCCACAACCCACAACGTGGATAGATTTTAACCCATCCTACATATTCACCATAAATAGCATTTATGTTTAAAAGTCTGAATTTTATTAATCGGCCCAAAACTTACAAAATTATCTAAAGCCTTGTATTGTTTTTCAGATATAGCTTTACTTTCTTCGATTATCATTTAGTATAATTGCAAATTGTGTGATAGTTAATTCTCCATCTTTTAAAACTCCACCATAGGATAAATTTATTGATGAAATTGAGATTACAGAAAAATATATAAAATTTTTAGAAGAACTAGATTTTAATCAGCTTTCACCAATAACTTTATTTTGATCGAATCCGTCTGTTAAAATATATTTTTCATAAAATCATCAATCCAATTATAAATAATATTGCCAAAGCCACAACATACCAAGTCGGCATTTTAGGTACGGGATGAATTGTTCTTTTATACATGCTATATTTAGGCATTTTATACCTCCTCGCATGATAGTATAAACGCTTGTATGTGTGCCAATTCTTAGGTAACATTTTAATTTAATATCAATCCTTTAAATTTTCAACGTCTAATTCTTCGTCTTCGTCTTCGTCTTCACCAATTTCTTTTTGTTCTAAATATTTTTGCAGTGGCGAAGGCCTGCAAGCTCCACAATCCTCGCAAGCCATGGTATCGTAAATACAACTTGGGATATCATTGTCTGTCCACATCTTGTCCTCTTAAAAATACCATACCACAATTATAAGCTTTTGTCAATGGGTATGGGTTCGTTTTTACGAAAATATTTGTATTTGCTTATGTCAAAGTCAAAATATTATATATAATTTTTATCAGTTTTGTAAATTATAGCAGGCCGAGCTTTTTATTGGTTAAAACAAATTCACCAAACAATTCTTCTGCTGCTTTATCATAAAGTTTCGCTGCCTCTTCAGCAGTCTTCCTCCTACCAAGAGATTTTGTTTTCCCGTTTGACATTATTCTAGCTCTATATAATTTTTTCTTTGGTTCGTAAACAACTCCTTTGAATTTTACTATCCCATCTTTCTTTGGTCCTCTATTCATAGCTTGTTCCGAGCAAGTTGCCCATCTACAATTTTCTTTATAGTAACCTTTTGTATTCTCTATTCTATCTAATGAAGATTTATCATCTGGGCATAAACCGACATCATTGACAAATTTCATAAAACTATTTTTCCATTCATCACAAATGGTTATTCCTTTCCCACCATAATCTGGATAATTTATCCCATCTTTATAAAGGCATCTATTTATTATATTCCTCCATGTGTAATATTCTTTAGTTTTACACATGCCATGTTTAATTGTCATAAAACTCCTGTACCAGAACAAAATGTTTGGACATCAAAATCTTTTCTTGTTACAGAAAATAATAATTTTTCATTTTAAATTATCCATTACTGCATTTAATAAATATTCTAGTTTTTCATCAATGCTCATTTCTTTAATAACAAATCCCGTTCCTCTACATTTATAACAAACACCATCTTTTATTGACATATCAGAAAAAGTATCTGTAAATTTATTAAGGTGAATTTTACCCACACTATAACAAATATTGCAAATTTCTTCTTTTATTGGGAATTTACGATTCATTTTAATTAAGCCATATCTTAATTTTATAATTATTTAATTCACTTCTTTATTAATTTCTTCTAAAGCTTTCATTCTTTGTGCCAAAACCCAGACCCCACCTTGACTTTCTGGTCTGGTAAAAAATTCATAATTTTCAATTTCAACTTTATACCAGGCTCTGTCTTTTTCTGATAAATGTGGGGCAAATGGTTTTACACAACAATGCCAACCCGGTCTAAAAGCATAGCCATTGGTTTGATGTTCTTCTGCTTCTAGCCATTGATTTAAAACTATGACCTGTCTTTTATTAATAAATAATGGCGCAAGTGTCTGATCTTTTCTTTTTCTAAACAATTTATATGCAATCATTTTTCTTAATAAATTCATTTTTTAATCTTAAAAATTCGCTTTTAACAAATTCATTATCTAATTTTTCTGGATTTCTTCTTGTGTCATAAATTTTATCACAAATATCGCCATATATTTCTTGATAGCCACAAATAAAAATTCTCCTTTTATTTGACCTGTTTTTATTTTCAATTTTTATATAATGCCAATCCGATAATATTTTAATATTTCTAGTAATTGTTCTTTCATTATGCCTAAGTATTGAAAATAAAAAAGAATTGCTTGCCCAACATCCTCCTGTTTTATTTTTGTATAAATTAAAAACACCAAACAAAGTTTTTGAACTCTCTGGAATGTTCGGGTTCATAACTAATTCAATTGGAATTGTTAGCAAACCCGGCCTTATACTTGGATTAATTTCTGTTTCCATTTCCACCTCTTTTTAATTTTTAACTATAGACATAGAAGGTAACATCTTTAGTCAATTTTGTCAAGTACTGACTAAAATTTGGTATAGAAACTATAGTCATTTTTGGCAAATTTAATGACTGTTCATAGTCAAAAATGGCGATGAATCATAGACAAAAATAGGTTTCTTGGTCATAGACAAAATTGACTAATATATTCTACAAGATATTAAGGAATAAATCTTTACAAGATTATTCTACGAATATATTTTTATTTTCATAAAAATATTAATAAAAAATTATGAAAATGTGTTTGCTTGCGCAAACACTCAAGCCACGTTGTGGCTTATTATTATTTTTTTTAAAAACTTTGCTTTTACAATCTGTTTACTAAAACTCAAATTAATAACATAAAATTTAATGCTAACATTTTGAATGTTATGATTGAAAAATAATGTTATTAAAGTTTGATAAAAATATTCCGATAAGTTGTTATAGCAAATTGGATCTAGTACTTGACAACGTTATTTGCAATGATTATATTTATGGGAGTTATATATGAACCAACAAATGCCAGTTGAATTAATACCTGAGGGATTTTATTGTTACCAAATTATAAAATGCCAGTTTGAAAATAAAACAGCAGTTGTTAAAATTTGTCCATACATTGTTTTGGACAAAGAGAATAATATTAAAAAATGTAGATTTCTTGACAATATAGAAATCCTTGACATAAAAGAATGCCAGATTAATTTAGGAGTTGTTTGAAATGAAAATAGATCTTAAGAAAGCCATTGAATCTAATTTAATTTCAAACATTCAAATTAGATTCAATGGATTAAAAATAAATAATTGTATTTACGCAGATGACAAAAACGGGATTGCGATTGTTTTAGATTTAGAAGAATTTAAAAAATTAAGAAAATATGATATACCAGAAATACCACATAAAATTTTAAAAGGCGATGTTTGGATTTTATTTGGAGATAGAAAATAAAAAAGAGGGATAAAAGTGTTTCAAGAAGATGATTTTAAAACAAAGCACAAAAGTAAAAAATTTAATAAAAAAATAAAGCCAAAAATAAAGATGAGAGATAGATTTGGGAAGGCTTTAAAAAATAAAAATTTAGAAAGAGAATCGATTGAAAGATTCAATGAAGAGTATCTTGAATTAGAAGAATAAAAATATTAAAGTTTTTGCTAACTTATGCCGATAAGTAAATAAACTTAGAATGAATTGGAATTGATATGGATGATGAAATTATTGAATTGTTAGAAGAGATGACTGATGAGTGGAGAGATGAATTAGATCAATTAGATTCCCTAACCCAGTCTTGTCCAGAGCTTGAACTTGAGTGCATGATAAAAAAAGAAACACTTGAAGAAGTTATTAGAAAAGTAGATTCTATCATAAACGAATTTGTAGTTATTGAATAAAATTTTATGGTGGAGTAAGGAAAACGGTTGATCCTCCTGACTGTGAATCAGGTTCTAGTGAGTTCGATTCTCACACTTCACCCCAATAATTATGGATAAAAAAATATTAAAACAAGATAATTTAAATCAACAAATGGAGAGAATTAAAACCGAAGATTACTCTGTCGACGATTATAATGAATTAGTCAATGAAGTTCATTCGTTAGAAACAATTGAGGAAGGTGAAGACCTTCCTTTTCGTGTTTCAAGATTTTGTCAAGAATATGTAATTTGGTATAACGAAGAAAAAGCCGCTCAAAAAGCGGGTTATTCATTATGGAATGCTGGAGCTGCTGGTTCAAGACTCCTTTCAAATCCAAAAGTAAGAAGAGAAATTGAAAGACTTCAAAAACAGATTAGTGTAAAACTGCAAATAACTCAAGAACGTGTTTTAACAGAATATGCCAAACTTGCTTACTCCAATGTAAAGGATTTATATAACGAAGACAATAGTTTAAAAAATTTATCTGAAATGGATAGAGATACCGCTGCTGTTATATCCGGACTAAGTATTGGTGTTAAAACTGTTAAAGATAAAGACGGCAATGAGAAATTAGAATCGTATATCAAAGAACTAAAAACAGTTGATAAAAAAAGTGCGCTCGATGCCTTGGCAAAACACTTGGGGATGTTTGAACAAGACAATGATAGAAAAATCCCTGTTGATTTAAAAACTTTGATTTCGATGTTTCCTAAAGAAGTTCAAGATTCGATTAAAGTAGGTTTGGCTCGTCGTATTGGGAATAAATGATGGGCATAGATGAAAAAGCTTTAGATTTGCTTGCTAATCTTTTTAATGAAGATGAAATAAAATCGGTCTTGCTGGATGATATAGATTATACGAAATATCAAAAAGATCCAGTTGTTTTTTTTAGAGAAATTTTAAAAATAAAAATAATTCCTGATGATTTAATTAAAATTGCTGAATCTGTTAGAGACAATAAAGTCACAGTTGTTAAATCAGCGACCGGAACTGGAAAAACCTTTTGTGCCGCAGCTCTTGCTATTTGGCATTATCGCTGTTTCCCAAAATCACAAACAATTGCCGTTGCTGCTCCTCCTGAAAATAATTTAAAGGAAAAACTTTGGAGTGAGATAGTAGAGATTGTTGTTAAAAATAGAAAATTATTTAAAAGTGATAGAATTTTAAATTTAAAAATAACAGATGACATTAATTTAAATAGCAAAGAAGATGATTACGGAGAAAGTAGTGGAAAACATTTTATAACTGGAAAAACAATTCCATCCACTGGTTCTGCTGAGGAAAGAGAAGCTAAATTTAGTGGGCAGCATGCAGATTATCTTTTTTATGAAAATGATGAAAGTGATGCTATCCCAGATGAGGTTTTTAAAGGCGAGGATGGGTGTCTTTCAGGTGATGGCAGTAGGCAATTAAATATGTATAACCCAAAACGTCAATCTGGGTATGTCTATGAATTGACTAAAGGCAAAGCAAATGTAATCACAATGTCTGCATTTAATCACCCAAATGTAGTGAGTGGCAAAAATTTAATTCCAGGAGCAGTAAGTAGAGATAAAGTTGTTGAAAGGATTAATAGCTGGTCAAGAGAGTTAAGGGATGATGAAGAGGTTGATAAATCTTGTTTTGAAGTTCCTGAATTTTTAATTGGGGTTACTGGTGAAAAACCTTCAGGAAATAATGAATTCTATCCACCTTTAAAGGGTGGATGGAGGGTTGTAACAAATCCTGCTTTTTCCTATAAGGTTTTAGGGGAGTACCCATCTTGTACAGAAAGTTCTCTAATAAGTATGGTGGATATAGATAATGCTGTAAGTAGATGGAAACTTTATCGGGCAACATACGGGAAGGATGTAATAAAAGGGATTAAGCCATTACTAGGAATGGACGTTGCTGATGAGGGTGGAGATAATTGTTGTGTTGCTAAAAGATATGGTAATTATATAGATGGATTTGAAAGTTGGAAGGGTGTTGATTTAGATAAATCATCAGATAGACTTAGTAAAATTTATGTAAGTTTGGATGCAGATCAGGCTAATGTAGAAGCTGACGGGATTGGGGCTGCAATACCTCCGAGAGTTGGTAGAATGTGGTATTGGAGGTGTGAAAATAATGAATGCTCTCATTATAAAACAACTTATCTTGATGAAAGTATTTATAAGTGCCCTGTTTGTCATAAAGAAATGGCAAGATGCCATATTAATGCCAGAAAAGTTTATGTAAGTTCACCAAGTCAAAAAAAATGTGAATTGGGTAAGTTTCATTTAATAAGAGATGAGTTGGCCTGGACCATAGCTGACTGGCTTAAGAAAGATCCTTCAGCTATGATTCCGGATGATAATGATTTAAGGGAAGAGATGCTCGCGTTTGAATATTACGAAGACCAAAGTAGTGGTAAAATTAAAGTAAGTGATAAGAAAACAATTAAAAAGAAGATTGGGAGAAGCCCAGACAAGTTTGCTTCTTTAATGCAATGTTTCTTTGAGCCTGCGATTCCTCATATAAGAGTAATATGATAAAAAATATTTTTAAACTACTTTACAATATTTTTTATATATTTGCAACAAAAAATTTGGCTCAAAATTATTATTTTTTTTCTGCAAAATTAGAAGAAATATTTCCAAAAGGTCTTTTATTAATTCATGATGGGATAGAATTTTATATTAAAGACTATTCCTCATCACCAGATTTTATTTTAAGAGAATTAGAACCAGAAGAAAATAAATTGTATATTATTACAGAATATTTTGATACAGAAAAAAAAGAGTTTATTGAAAAATATTTTCATGAAGACTTTTTTAAAAATAGGTATAAAGTTTATCTTGAAGCTTCTCAAGGAAATAAATAATGATAGACCCTTTTAAATATGAAATTGAAATGAGAGCTGCTAGAGTTGGAAGAAAAAGAACGTCATTGCCATGGCTTTACCCATGGCAATATGGCAGAGAGTTGTACCCAGAAGATGATTTTAATGCGATGGTGAATTCTTATAAGTCTTGGGTATATATTGCAAGTTCTAAAAATGCTGATAGTGTAGCAAATATTCCTCTTAGACTTTATGTGGCAAAAAATAAGAAAGGCCAAAAAATAAAAAATTTTCCTACGAGAAATATTTCAAAATCTCAAGACGCTTTTATTAGGGAAAATCCATTTCTATCAAATATAACTTCTGTTAGAAAAGCTAGCGAATTTGAAGAAGTTCTTGATCATCCATTTCTTGATTTGAAAAAAAATGTAAACAATTTCATGAATAATTTTGACCTGATGCAAATGACGCAGTTGTATCAGGAACTTACTGGAAATACATTCTGGCATATTCTTGAAGACAGAATGGGTATCCCAAAAGAAATTTGGATTATTCCGCCACAAAATTGTAAAGTTGTTCCAGATAGTAAAAGTTTTATTTCTGGTTATCAATATCAAAAAGGAACACAGTCTATAGATTTAAAAGAAAAAGCTGTGATTCATTTTAAAATGCCAAATCCAAAATCTGTTTATTATGGGTTCCCTCCTTTTTCTTCTATTACTGAAGAATATTCATTAAACCATTCTATAAATGAATATGAAGAAGCAATGTTCAAAAATCAAGGAACATTGTCAGGGACATTTGAAACAGATAGTGAACTAGGAGATCATGAATTTGAAAGATTAAAGGCTGAAATTAAACAAGCGTTTACTGGCCCTAAAAATGCGGGGAAAATGCCATTACTTGATAGTGGTTTAAAATTTAAACCAGTTGGAACTTCGCCTAAAGAAATGTCTTATCTTGGTGGCAGAGAAAAGATAAGAGAGTTGATTTTAAACGCTTTTGGACAAGCACTAGGTATGTATAGTAAAGAAGCGAACAGAGCGAATGTAGACGCTGCTATATATCAATATATGAGTTTTACAATCCAACCGAGATTGAGAAGAATTGAAGAAAAGTTAAATGAAAAATTGATTTGGCGATATGATGAAAAATTGTTTCTAGCATATGATAATTGCGTTCCTGACTCAAGAGAAGAATTGTTAAATGAAAGAATTAAACATGTTCAAACAGGAATTGAATCAATTAATGAAGTTAGAACAGGATTGGGTAAGGAAAAATTTGATAAAAGATTTGATGAACCATTAATTGCGGTCAACATGACAACTATGGATGGCGTTTTATCTAATATAGCTCAAGGTACTGGCGCTGGAAATATAATTGATAATCCTAAAAAATTAGCTGTTCTGCAAAATTAACAATAGTTGGAGGATAAGATGGTTAAAAGATTGGTTTTTTTGTTTTTGTTTTTATTTGTCCCAATTAATGTTTATTGTGCAGAACTTGTAACATTTTCTGTATCAAAAAGTACAATGTCTGGGTTAAGAACACTAACAATAGAGTATGAAACTGCTGCTGATGGGTCTTTATCTACTGCGACACGGATTTCTGTAAGTAGATATTATGGATTTATTTTAAAGATAAGGCATATACCCGGCTCTACTCCTGTAACGACTGGTGTTGCTGATATAACATTAAAAGATGATGCTGGAGTAGATGTATTTGGGACTGCTTTATCTAATATAGATACGAGTGATACTATTGAAAAATATTCAATGATTGACAGTAATAACGCTAATTATCCAATTGGAAGCCCAACTACATTACAACTTGATATTGCGTCAAATAGTGGTGTTAGTGCTACTGGGACAATTATTATTACTTTGCTTTAATATATGAACTTTTGGGTTGATAATATTATGAATCTTGACGGCGAATGGGCAGTGACCTGTCACGGCTGGGCAAGCATTTTCAACCCGCTTGGCGACCACAAGATCATCAAGGACGGCGAGGGATTCAACCGGGCCGTGGGGATTGAGGGGGCGCATTTCTACGTGAGCACGAACGGGGAAAAATACTGCCTTGACTATAACCACCCGAAAAACCATGAATTTTTCTGTGACATTATCGATGTTGTTGAAGAGCAGGATGACGGCACATTCAGGGGTATTTTGTACAAAGGCGGGATTGAAAGATTTGAGTTCACGTTAACGAGGGTAAAATGATCAAGAAAATTCTAGCCCTGCTTCTGTCCCTCATGTTGGCCATGCCGTCCGTGGCGGGGGCGAAGGGCGTCTACATTGCTGGGGCAACTCAAGGCGATGATTCAGGTACAAGTTGTGCTACTGCCCATGATGAGTCTTGGTTTTCCGCGCAAGATAACTGGGGAACAGACGCCGCGGATATGACCCCGGGTGATACAATTTACTTTTGCGACGATGCTGGCCCCATTGACGGGCAGCTTATCGTCAGGGCCACCGGCACATCGGATGCGCTGTATTATTTTGCGCCAGCTTTTGGGGATGCACCGGTTTTGTCTTACTCCGCAACGCAAGGATTTCTTTTTGGGGTAGCTGGTAGAGGGTGCTATCAAATTGACGGCCTCGGCACTCTGACGTTTGCGGGCGGCGCCGCTCTCGGGCGCATAGTGTACTTTTTCGGGCAACATGATGTTGAAGTGAAGAATATTATTTGCGATTCGGACACATCCCAGACATGCCTTGATATCTACACGTCAACCGCTGATTCCTACAACATAAATTTTCACCACAATGATTTTCGCAGCAATGGGACAATGGAAGGGATCAGGATGGCGCAGGCGGGAGCAAATGCGAAACACCCGTATAATATCTCCATTACCGATAACATTGGCGACTACCTCAAAAATTTCATATTCGGCACCGCTGACGCAGATGTCTGGAGCGGAGGGCATAGAGTCGAAGGATTGACTGTTGCGAGGAATGATGTTGACCACACACGGGGACCGTTTATGGGTCTTCCTGGTGGCATCAACGGTGCAACTTTAGCCAGCACAATAGAGGATAATCATGTAGGACAATGTGGTGACTCGGACTACCCAATGGTAAATTGCCTTCAGCTCCATTGGATTAACGAGGTTGACGTAATCGATAACAGGATTGATAGTGTTGACACGGCAAGTTGCGACGGATGTGGCATTATCTTGGATTGGTCGAACACCGATGACACACTGTTGTCAACAGGCAATTATGTCGCCAGAAATATTATTAAAAACACCAACGCGGCTTGCGGGGGGCGGGGCATAAGCATTTTCAAAGGAACTGGAAACCTTGTAGAGCATAATCTCGTAAGTGGTTCAAGCGGCATGGGGTTGAGGAACGCTAGCAACGAGAGTAGTGGGAATCGATGGATTGGCAACACTGTTATTTCCCCAAATGTTTGCTTTAGTCAAGCTGACGGTGACAACATAGGCAATACCACTACGTGGATTAATAACCTCTGTGACAGCCCGACAAGCAAAGGGTTTGAAACAAGCGCGGGATCTGTCGCTGTGGAGCACGACAACCTTGTTTACAATGCACCTGACAATGACATAACGCTCGACGCCACCGACTTAACCGACAATCCCCTCCTCGACACTCAAGGCCGTCCCCGCCTCAAATCGCTCTTTGACGCCGGCACCGCCCACGACAATATCTATTGCGGGTCTGGCGAGCCAATCGGCGCATACGAGTTGTGCAAAGGCATGACAATGCCGCCGCCCCTGTGGTTTCTGGGGACACCTGACAGTTATTCGTTGGGTGGGGGTAGATTGCATATCGAGCTAGTAACTTTTGGTGGTGAATCAGCAACTTTCGGCGGTGAAACCGCTACATGGTAAGGAGATGACAAATGAATAAAATTCTATTGATAGCGGCACTTGTTCTGCTGATTCCCTGGAAAGCCTTAGCGGTTGAGCTTGACGCTGACAACAACGGCTATCAGGACGCCAATAAGGGCGGCACGAACGCGGCAACAGAGCAAGATCCAACCGTGGACACCTCGGCAGAGATTCAGGCATTGATCGGCGAGGATGTATATGCGCCGTTTGCATTAACCGTGTCTGGGATAACCAACATGACACCGTCCGCAACCGAGCTTACAGCCACATCTGATGGCGATACAGCCGCAACAGCCACCACGCTTGTCGATGCTGACCGGGCCGTAGTAAACGACAACGGCACGATGGTGCAGGTTGCCCTGACTGACTTTGCAACTTACATGGCGACGAAGGTGCAGGGCTGGATTGAGGCACTTGCAACACTGGATCTTTCAAATGTCGCAGTCTCTTTTTCTAATGACATGGTCGTCGAAAGCAGCGGAACAATCAACGGCCATACGAAAAGCTTTTCTTTGACCACCACCGAGGGCGTGCATGATGGTGGTGCCGATGCTGCTTTTATGACCGATTCCAGCGAGTCACTGCCGGTTGACGGCTGCATAGGCATGACGGTTTACAACGTAACCGATGGGTCAGTCGCGCCGGTTATAGATAATGCAGGCACGACTTTGGTCGGTACTTTGACAGGTGGAACCGATAATAACTGGGACGATGGGGACGTATGGAAGCTTGCCCCCGGTCCTCTTCAGTCTGGATCGTGGTGGTACATCAATGCGGCCACAACAATACTCTGGCCGGCGATCGCTGACTATTCAGGGTGTGTCTATTCTGACGGTGCCAATGTTGTGAAGATTGACCCTCAATCTGACGGCATGACAATTTACCTGGATGGTGCCGCTCTTGCCGGAGCTGGGTACGAACTTGACAGCCCCGGAGCAGCTGGGAATTTTATCTGCATCCACAACCGGTCAACCACGAAGGCCAATACCAATGGCCGCAGCGGAACCTGGGTTGATGGGGGTGCTTCATGATAAAGCGGTTTTTATTTCTTGCACTTCTTCTCGCACCGTTTCAGGCCTTTGCCTGGGGTCCGGGCGGGGAAAACAATGTAAATGAGACTGCCACTGCCGGAGACTCCTGTACCGGGACACTGATCCACTCCTGGCACATGGAGACGGATGACGTAACAACCGGAACTCCTGCCGGGTGCTCGACGGAAGATACATCTCCCACTTATCAGAGTGGCGCAGCAAGAACGACCGATCAATTCTATGACGGCGCATCAGCAATCCATGGTGATGGGGCAAGCTCCAGGGCCGAGTTTACAACTGCAACTGATCTTGTTTCAGACGGGAAAATTTCTGGCAGGTGTTATGTTGGCACTGGGATGTATGCTGATGCGCAGTACATATGGTACAACGTTTTGGATACATCAAACCGGGTATTTTTGTCTTTTGCATCGCTAGGTGATGCCGCTGATATCCTTCTTTTGCTCACACATACCGGGGGCGGTACAGCGGATACAGTAAACATCCCTGCCAGCAGTGGCCGTGCGGAAGGCGAGTGGTTTTATTTTGAAGCTGGGTGGATAGAAGAGACGGCGGCAGGAAATGACATGTATGTAAAAACTTGTGACGCTGACGGCACAACCAACTGTGTTACTGCGGAAGCAGACAACGACCCTGCCGCGTCTACTGGTTCTAACACCGTGTTTGCATGGGGCGGGGCTAGCGCTACAGTTTTAACCTCTGATGGATATATTGACAACGGGAAGGTGTATAATGCAAGTGGCTATTAAGTTTTTGCTTTTCATCATATTGGCCTTGCCGGTCCAGGCTGTGGCTGATTGGCAGTCAGATCTTGAAGGTGCCGGTTTTGATATTGTAGAGACTTTCGACCAGCTTAATGACTGGAGTGGAACATCAACAGGAGTTGGGTATTATTTTAATAATTTGCCAACTAAATCAGCAGATAATTCAGCTTCAATCTGGAACATGTATTATTACCAGTCAAGCACCGATAGCACCTATGATTGGATTGCAAATCATGGGGCAGCAAATGTTTGGCAGGGCACAGGTAAGTCGTTACGGCTTGATCTATCCCAACAAGGCACGGTTGACCACAAAGGACCTTCCAGGTTCGGCTTGTACTTCACGCTTGGTGATGGGTATGCAACATCAGGGACCATAGATTCTGGTTATGATGACATTTATATTTTCTATATGGTGAAGATGCCCTACAACCATTTCCCTTACAGGGATGAAAGCGGAAATTTCACCGGGTATTGGAGTTATTACAAATTTAACACTCTTGTGGCTGGGGCATACTCAGCCAGTTCAATATATGACGAATACGCTCAGGCAGATGGGCAAGGCCAGGTTTATGGGCAATCACATTATTTGCCGGACATAAAAACAGGAGCAACCTACGGGTATGAGTTATTTTTCAAACCAGGCCTCCGTCTCGATTCGGCTTATGATGCAGACTGGAATAATGACCTGCTGTACGAGGCATATGATGCCGTAGACGGTGGAGGCACTGCGTATAGCATTAAGCCGTTTTTGGGGACAGCTATCGGCAATGAGCAGTGGTTTGGGATAGAATTCCATCAAACCACAGGAACGGCAGGGAATGCCGATGCTGTCTCTGAAATGTGGTTGTACGATGCTGAAGGGAATGTTACAAAAATATTTACAAAAACAGACGGAGTTGTAGTTGAGGCAGGCCAGGACTACAATTATAATAAGTTTTTCTTTGGTGGCAACCATTCGTTTCTTATCAGAGAAATTTCGGAAGCCTTGGATATGGCCTACTATGTCGATGATTTTATTATTGATGGCAGTCGTATAGGGCCTACATATTTTGCCATGTTAGGGGTAAACGCAACACTCACAGGCACAGCCGTAACAGGCGGAGTAACTGAAACAGAGCTTGCCGGAGATGACCAGACAATAATCATCACGTTGGATGGCGACACCTTTATTGCGACGGCTTGTGCTGATAACGCAGCCACTACCGCATTACTGGCTGGTTTCAACGGCTCATTGTCTGGGGCAGGCAGTTGGGATGATGAAGCAAACTGGACGTACGCTGACTGCATCCGTAACAGTGATACGCAGATAACTCTAATTGTAAAAGTAGATGCTTATGACGTCTCAGCAGATGAGACGATAACAGCAACAATCCCGGCCTCAATCCTCACCGGATCTGCAGCCATCGTTGCGAGCCCGGTTATCACCATCACACACCTTGACCCGCCGGTTATCTCTGGCGTTACGCTTACCGGAGAACTATCCTGCCCCTCGGACCCAACAACCAAAGTGCTTGGCGCGACAACAGATGAGTCTGCCACCTGCAAAGGAAGCCTTACCGATGAAGCCTACGCCGATATGGATTTTACTTTCTCAGGTGGCGGGGGAACTACACACACCACAAGCCTCGTAAACCTGGATTGCAACGCGGCATACACTTATTACATCAGGTGTATTGATGGTTCTGGCAACGCAAACGCAACAAGCACGGAAGCGAGTTTCAGCATTGTGGCATCAACTGAGTCTGTTGGTTCGGTAAGGTCTAAAGAAGGCGCAGGTTCGGTAAGGTTTAAATAAGGTGACAGCAACAATAGCATTCGCATTTTTGCAACTGATTTTATTTTAATAATTTAATTAGAGGATAATAATTGTTAATATTGCCAATAGGTGATTGTCATATAGATGAACTTGATGATTTAAGTAGGTTTAAGTTGTTAAGTAAATTTATTATAGATAAAAAACCAGATGTTATTATTTTTATGGGTGATTTTTTAACAATGAGTTGTTTGTCATTTTTTGATAAAGATAAACGACAAAGAATGGAAGGTAAAAGATATAAAAAAGAAATAGATAAAGGGAACGAAGCTTTAGATATTATATTTTATGAACTTTTAGAATTACAAGAAAAGCAAAGATTGCAAAAATTAAAAATATATAGACCAAATGTTTATTATCTTAACGGTAATCATGGAAATCGTCTCAACAGATATTTAGAATATGATCCAACTTTTGAAGGTCTAGTAAGTATAGAAAAAGATCTAAAATTAAAAGAAAGGAATATAAAATTTATTCCTTACAGAGAATATTTAAATATAAATAAAATAAATTTTACACATATTCCATTTAATAAAACAAAAGAAGTTTGTGGGGTGAATATTACAAAAAAAGTTAGCCAATTAATGTTTACGAGTTGTGTCTTTGCTCATGTTCACAGTATGGAGTATGAAGGTTTTAAAAGGCATGGGCAAGATGATTTACAACAAATATTAAGTGTAGGTTGTTTTTTTGAAAAACATGAAGATTATGTACACGGCAGAATTACTGAATATTGGAAAGGCTTGGTTTTACTCGATTCATTTAAAGAAGGGAGATTTGACACCCAAACCTATTCATTGGAAAAATTAAAAAAGGAATATCATGATTAATCTTGTTCGTGCAGTACAAAACAATAAAAATCAGCTAATCCCAGAAAATTATGAATTTTGTCCAAGATATAATCATGATAAAACTAAATTGAAATGTATAGCGAACAAAGAATGTAAATGTATGGGGATTGATGACGGTTCTGTAATAAAAAAAATTGGCGATAATAAATTTCTTATCCAATGTAATTATTGGTGTGATTGAATGAGAAGAATTTATTATGATTAAAAAATGTGAATTTTGTTCTATAGAATTTGAAACTAGTATCAAAAGAAAAAAATATTGTTCTTCTATTTGTAAAAATAAAAAATCTATTAAAAATAATAGTGTTTGCCTTATTTGTGGATATTGCGGTATAGCCTATAAAGCAAGGAATTCTGAAATAAAAGATGGAAGGAAATATTGTTCTCATTATTGTTATGCCTTCGATAAAATATTTATAGAAAATAAAATTTGTGAATATTGTGGTAAGACGTATAAACCCAAAAGTAATAAATCTAATCAAAAGTATTGTTCTCGTATATGTTATGATAATAATAAAAAAGATGTCTCAACAATATTTTTAATTTGTGAATATTGTGGCAAAGAATATAAAATTTTTAATAAACGGATGCTGAATTTATACAGGCGTGGAAGTAAAAGAAAATATTGTTCTAAAAAATGTACAGATTGTGCTAGGGTTGGTAAGTATATTAAAGAAAATAGTCCACAATGGAAGGGCGGGTTAACATCTTTGCAAGATTTAATAAGGAAGTCTTCTGGTTATATTAAAAATAGAGAAAGGTGTTTTAAAAGAGATGAATATAAATCAATTATATTGAATAAAAATAATAGGAGCAAATTAATCCATCATCATTTAAAATCTTTGTCAACAATAATTAGAGAAAATAATATTAATAAAGACAATTGGATAAAATTTAAAAATATTTTATTTGATATTAATAATGTTGTGACATTAAACAATGATGAACATAAATTATTCCATAAAATATATGGTAAAATAACTACGCCGGAACAATTTTATAAATTTAAAAAAGATTTTTTAGAGGGATTATATAATGGAAAAGTTATTTAAAAATATTTTTCAAAAAGAAGTGAATGAGGTAGAAAAATCTGTAGTTGCTTATGCGAATAAATCAGATTCTATAGATAGAAGTGGAGATTTAATTGATGATAATGCTTGGGAATTAGAAAATTTTATAGAAAATCCTGTCATCCCCGCTTTCCATAAATATGATAGACCTCCTATTGGTAGGGCAGCTTGGACTAAAGTCTATCCTGGTCAGGGATTAAAATTCAAGGTTAAGTTTGCTGAAACTGAAGAAGGAGAAACTTTTTACAAGTTATACTCTAGCGGAGTTATGAATGCATTTTCTGTAGGCTTTATTCCTAAAGAAATTTTATATAAAGATGATATGAATGAAGTTGAAATAAAAAAATATACTAGAGGCGGCAAAATCCCTGATAGGGTTTTTAAAAAAGTTGAACTTTTGGAAATATCAGCTGTTGTAGTGCCGGACCATTACTCAGCATTAGTAGAAAGAGTGGCTAATGGAGAGATTACTACAAAATCTATTGTTGATTTTGTAAATGAAATTGACCAAGATAATGAGAAAGCAAAAATTGTTGGGTTTGTTGATTTAGAAAAGAAAAAAGAAGAAATAGTTAAAGAAATAAATATCCCTGATGAAGTTTTTGGATTATTGGCTGGTGATGACTTCATAAGTAAGGAAAAAGAAGATATCAAAAAAATGGGCAATTGGTATGTTGATATAGAATTTATTAGCAGTAAAGAAAATAATGAAGACGTAACTAAAGATTCCGATAAAGAAATAATTGAAAAAACTGTCGTTATTAATGAACCGGAAGGGGAGTTAATTTCCGATAATGTGGATATTGATGAAACTTTAATTGAGAAAGATCAGGAATTAGAGGATGTTAAAGAATCAGAATCAGAGATAGACATAGACATAATCATTGAAAAAGAATTGGATGATTTTAATAAAGAGAAACAGGAAGTAGAGATTAAAAAGGAAACAGATGTAATAGATGCAAGAATTAAATTTTTCAATTCTTTAAAAGTAAAAAATGTTGATTTAGAAAAAATAAAAAAAGAATATGTCAATGATTTTGATATTACTCAAGTAAGGACAGAACCGGCAGGATTTGAATATAAAATTTTTACGAAATATTTGGGGTGTAAAATAAAAGATATTTTCACTACAGATTTTTTTATCCCGAATGCTATGAAAGGCAATTTTCTTTCTGCATTTAAGAATGTTTTGTCTAAGCATGAACTCCTTGATCAAAGAAATTTTTATGGTAATGGATCTGAAATCCCATTGCAGCATTCTGTTGTGAAATTGAATTCAAAATTAGAAGAAGAGTTTTTAGTAACTGGAACTCAATTTTATAAATCAAATGATGGTGATAGGTTTGTTTTTCAAATTTATAAAAATTGGGGTGGTTTAAGTATTGATATTTTTACTTCTAATAAAAATATTGAATTAAATAAATCGTTTGTCAGAGATGCTATAAAATGGGTTGATGAGAATAATTATCTTAAAGGTGAAAAATTTTCTATTGGTGGAGAATTTCTTGAGGTTAAGGAAATAGGATGGGATGATGTCATTTTCCCAAATGATGAAGCAAAGGATAAAATTAAGAAGAATATTGAAAAATTATCTACAAAGTCTCCTAGTCGTGGAATGATGTTTATTGGTTCCCCAGGTACGGGCAAAACATTAACTGGGAAGATTTTGATGAATAAAGCAGATACGACTTTTATCTGGGCTTCATCTAAAGATTTTGGCTGGGGAGCTGCTAGTGCTTTAGGCATTGGCTTTGAAATGGCTAGAACTCTTGCGCCTAGTGTTTTCTTTTTAGAAGATATTGATACATGGCTTAGTGGCTATACTGTTGATTTGTTAAAAACTGAAATGGATGGGATAAGGGAAAATAAAGGTGTTCTAACTATTTTAACTTCAAATTTCCCAGAAGATATTCCAGACGCATTGATTGATAGGCCTGGTAGGTTTCATCATATTATAAATTTTTCACTTCCAGATGAAGATAACAGAATAAAACTATTAAAGTTTTTTATAAAAGATGCCGATAAGGATATTATAACTGAGTTTGCTAAATTAACAGATGGATATTCACTAATTCATTTAAAAGAATTAGTAGAATTTGCTAAAATGATTGCTGAAGATGATGGAATTAGTATTGAAGAAGCTCTAATTCAGTCTTTAGAACAAATGAAAGAGCAAAGATGCTTAATTCAAGATTTAAAGAACGTAGATAAGAAAAAAGATATTGGCAATAATATAGAGACAAAAAGCATTGATTTTATAGAAATAGAAATCCCGGTTAAAAAATCAGAAGTCGAATTTGACTTTGATGCTATTCAAATAAAAGATATATTTGTTGATAAAGTTAAAAAGACATTTGATGAGATCGATCTTTCTGATTTAGTGGAAGATAGAATTAAAAAAGCTAAGGGTATAATTGAATTTGAGGATTAAATTGCTAGAGATATCATACAAGAGATATTAGGCGATTATTAAACATAAAATAAAATTTGGAGGATAAAATAAAATGGCTGAAGAAACTAAAAGTAAGATGACTATTGATGAACTTAATGAAGTTATCAGCAAGGGTGCTGCTTCCGTAGTTGAAGGCGCTGTTCTTAAGTTTAAAGAATCGCTTGCTCTTGAAATTGATGCAAAAATTAAAGCCGCAGTAGAGCCGATTGAAAAACGTATTGTGGTTGGTCAGAGTGAAGCAGAAAAAGATAAGAAGGCTGGGTTTAAAACACTTGCCCACTTTGCAACTGATGTTGCTAAAGCTGCTCAGTCTGGATATCGTAAACTCTCTCCAGAACTTTCTAAATGGGAAGATAATTGTGCAACCATTAAAGCTGCTGGTTCTCCTTCTCAGAATGTTGGTGACGGCGAAGCCGGTGGTTATCTGGTTCCTGAAGAATTTCGGCAAAACCTTCTTGTTGCGGCTAAAGAACAGAATGAGTTGATGGGTCGGTGTACTCAAATTCCTATGCAGTCAAATTCTGTAAAAATTCCTTATGTCAATGGTTTCGATAAATCTGGGAACTTGGTATATGGTAACGTTGCTTGGCAATGGACTGAAGAGGAAGGGTCTCTTACTGAAAAGAATATCAAGTTTGGTTATATTAATCTAAATCTTCATAAAGTAACAGCTCTTGCCTATGCTAGTGATGAAATTCTTCGCTTTTCTCCTATGAGTATGGAGAATATATTGCGTGAAGGGTTTACTGATGGTTTTAATTATGAAATGAACAGGGTTATCCTTAAAGGTACTGGCGCTGGCCAGCCACAGGGGTTACTCTCTGCCCCTTGTCTTGTCTCTATCACTGCTGAGACTGGTCAACCAGCTACGACCATTGTTTGGGAAAATGTTATTAAAATGTATGCGCGTTGCATTAATCCATCTAATGCTGTTTGGATTGCCAACCCCAATACTCTTCCTCAGCTTGCAAGCATGTCTCTAACTGTAGGCACCGCTGGTGTCCCTGTATTTATGCCAGCGGGTGGGGCTAGTGGGAAACCGTATAATACGTTGTTTGGGCTCCCTGTTGTTTTTAGCCACCATGCAAAAGCTTTAGGCACTGCTGGCGATTTGATTCTTGCTGACATGAAACAGTATCTACTCGGTATGCTTAGTGGTGATGGTGGTATTGGTTTTGACACTTCTATGCACCTAAAATTCGACGTTGATCAGATGGCATATCGGTGGCGCTTTTACGTTGCTGGTCAAAGCTGGATGCCGCAGGCATTGGTGCCTCCAGAGGCCAGTTCTGACACAATTTCTCCGTTTATTGTAATTACTTCAAGAAGTTAATAATATTAGTGTGGATAGGCTTTGGTTTTAAACTAAAGTTGATAAGCTAAGAAATCTCCCGTCTTAGCTTCCACATTTTATTAATATCGTAGGGGGTATAATTTTATAATATAAATATGGAGGTATAAATTATGGGTGGAAGACTTTTTCAGAATGTTCATGTTGTAAACGCCATGCCTAGTGCTAGTCAAGCAGCTTATGAGGATTTGTTTAATGGTAGTCCTAATACGGATATTGTTAATCTTGGCAAATACGAACAGTGTCTTTGGGTAATTCAAAAAGCGGCTGGTTCTACTGGTGTTGCACGTATCAGTGTTGAAAGTTGTGATGATGTTACGCCTTCAACTGCGACAACTGTAGCATTTAATTATTGGACTTGTACTAGTGGTGATACTTGGTCTGATATGCAGACAGCTACTGCGTATGGGTTCACAACTACTGCTGGTAGCGACCAAATTTATGCGATTGAGATCGATAGTTCTAGACTTTCTGGTACTGATAAATATGCAAGGCTCGCCACTGATGAAACTACTGATGACCCAGTAGATGGGACAATTGTATGTATTCTTGGTGGTGGTAAGATTATCCAAGAAGTAAAACCAACAGCCATTGTTTAATTTATTGATTTAAACAAAGCTTGAGATATTTCACTCAAGCTTTGTCTTTAAAGCAGGGAGAAAATGAATAAATTAGAATATGTAAAAGTAGAATTCATTGGGGAGTGGATGGGGAATAAAGCCCCAATGAAAATGACTATATTAAAACAGAAAGCATTGGATTTGGAAAGTAAAGGTATCGTTGTTATTCTCGATTCTAAAATAGAGAATAAGTCGTTAGACTTTCCGATAAAAGATAAAATGGTAAAAGACCCAAAAGTTAAGAAAGGCAAGAATAAGAAGTAGAATGCGGAACCACCGCTGATAAACATTTGTATGGATTAGGAGGATATAATTATGCCCGTTACTTTAGTTAAATCAGAATGGTCAAGTGGAAGCCTAATTTTTAAGAAAGTAGGTACTGGTGCAACAACTGGTATTGTTTTAGGGGAAGACGCTACTGGTTTGGATTTTAAATGTTATGGCGATACTACTGGCAAATACATGCTTTGGGATCAGTCCGCTGATAAACTGATCGTGGTGGGTTCAGCCGATATGGGGACAAGTTTAAATGTAGCAGCCTATACAGTCGGTTCAACTGCTGGTGCTGATTTTGCCAGTGGTGCCGTAACAAATCTCCATGTAATCAAAGGATTAGTGGTTTACGCAAGTTAGAATATAGTTATATTGAGGGATAGGGAGCGCACCCGACAAGAGATTTAATCCACCTCTTCTCTCAATATATTATGGATTGTATAGGAGGAATACTATGAGTAATAATGTAAAAGAATATGTTTTGGGATGCGTTTATGGAAGATGGGTTGTAATTTATGCTGATTTGCCATATAGTCAGAGGCAAGGTAGGCTAGTCGTTGTAAAATGTTTATGTGATAAAGAGACAATTAAATTAGTTAATTTACAAGTTTTGAGGAGTGGGAAATCACAATCTTGCGGCTGTCTTAAAATAGAGAAATTAGTAGAGAGATCCACAATTCATGGGATGGGTGGAAGAAAATCAAGGAATAAAATTTATTCACTTTGGAAACATATCAATAGTAGATGTTCAAATGTGAATAATGGATCGTATGACAGTTATGGTGGGCGTGGAATTTATGTATGTAGTGAATGGGTGTTTGAATTCCCCGTGTTTAATGATTGGTGTTTAAATAATGGATGGGAAGAAGGTCTTCAATTAGATCGAATCGATAATGATGGTCCTTATGCTCCTTGGAATTGTAGATTTATAACTATAAGAGAGAATGGATTTAATAAAAGATTATTACAGTCGAATAACACTTCTGGATATTGTGGGGTGTCTTATAAACCGGAGAGAAAATCTTTTTCTGCAATTGTAAGAAATGATGGGAAGACAGTATTTAACAAAACAACATTTAAAACTGCTAAAGATGCAGCATTAGCAAGAGATAAATTTATTATAAGAGAAGGATTGCCTCATAAATTAAACTTCCCGGAACTAGCAATTAGCTGGTGTTTGTAATGGGTAATATTAACATCGCCATTGGTCTTCCTTGCAACTGGGATTTTTTATCGACCAAATTTTTTGAATCATGGATAGAGTTGAAGAAACCCCAACATAGTGTAATAATTGGGAATAGGGGAAGAGTAGACGATCAACGAAATTCAATAATTCATGCCGTTCTTAAAGATGGGACATTTAGCCATATATTGTTCCTTGATACAGATCATAGACATCATTCCGATACCATCCTTAAATTATTGTCACATGATAAAGATATTGTATCTGGTTTATCTTTTAGGCGTTCTTATCCATATGACCCAATTATATTCGAACAAGATGGTGATAAATTCAAGAATATAATACAATGGAATAAAAATGAATTAATTGAAGTAGATGCTATTGGAGCTGCTTCATTATTGGTTGATGTCAGTGTTTTTAAAGAAATTAATTATCCTTGGTTCGAAATGAATTATAGGTTTGGCGACGGTGTTGTAAGTGAAGATTTTGCATTTTGTTTAAAGGCTAAACAGGCTGGATATAAAATATATTGTGATACCGGTTGTGATAACAAACATTTAGGTACAATTGAAATAGATCAAACATATTGGGAGAGATTTAATCCAAGGTGAAAATTATGTTAAAGAAAATTTGTTTTGCGACTATTTTTGTTTTATTCTTATCCAGTTATGCTTTTGCTGCCGAGGCAAGGTTCTCTTGGTCTCCAAATGCAGAGACCAGCCTTGCCGGGTATAAGATCTACTATGGCACAGCGTCAAAAAAATACACTTTAGATGTTGACCAGAAAATGGGCACAATGGTGGATGGTCATGTTGAGGGCTCAGTAGGGGATCTTGTTGTTGGAACAACCTATTATTTCGCCGCCACAGCTTATGATGTCTATGGTTACGAAAGTGATTATTCAACTGAGGTAAAATGGGTGGCTCATGACCGTATCATTAAGCCAATCAATTTCTACGTTAACCCTGAAAAGAAAGTCACGATTTCAGTTTCGCCATAACTTTAGACGGGAGAGATTTAAATGTTGATTAAGTTGAGTGTTTTTGATAGGATCTTGCTTTTAAATTTATTGCCTCAAGAAGTGGACATGACTATTTATGGTATGTATCAAGATTGTCTAAGATATTTGTCTTTTACTGAAGATGAGCATGACTTGTACTCAATAACCCATCAAGAAGATGGAGAAGTTAAATGGACTAATGATTCTGAAAAAGAATTTTATATTCCTAAAAATGTTTTAAATATAATTAAAGGCAGATTAAAAGTTTGTAAAGAAAAAGATTTTTTGACTGAAGAGCACATGAGTCTTTATAATAAATTTGTAGATCAAGAATAATTAGGTAAAATTATGGCCATTGTAAGTTTAGATGATTGTCTTACATTTTTAGATATTGATAAAGGATATTTTACAATAACTAAAGCGAATAACACTCTTAATCTTACTAGTTCTAGTGGTGGTCCAGTAAATATAGATTTGAGTGATGGTACATATGATGGATCTGGGCTAGCCTCTCATCTTCAGACTCAAATGAACGCAAACACTACTTTGACCGGCACAGGTGTAATAACATTTGCTGTATCATATTCTTCTACAACAAGACTTTTTACTATAAATGCTGGAACGGGCAAGACAATTGCTTATACTCATACAAGTTCTGACGCCGGACTTACACTTGGACTTGATAGCAATAAAAGTGCGGCTCAAACTATAGTCTCAGATATTGAAGCCGGAGATCCAACTCTGATAGTTGATATAATCAGAGAAGATGTTGAAGGACTTGTTTCTGATTATTGTAGACGCGTATTTGAAGAAACAAGTTATAGATTGGAAAGGTACGATAGTAGCGGCGGTTCTATAATTAATTTAAACAATTATCCCATAACAGCAGTAGATAGAGTTGCGGTATGGATAATTGGAGTAATGAAAGTCAGAAACACTAACTCAACATCAACAGCAACTGTCTCTGTTACTACAACTGGGTTAAGACTTGTTTTAGATGGTACTGCCGATACTTCTGTTACATTTGCCTCTAATACTACTGTAACGGCTGTTGTAGCCGCGATTAACGCCTTAGGCAATGGATGGGAAGCAGAAATTCTTTCGTCTGTCTACGGTAGCGTTAAGTCCACAGAATTGATTCCTGTGTATGGGCTAAATGTGATAGACAGTAATTGGGTTGATTTATATAAAACAGACGATCATGAAGATAGTTTTTATGTTGATTTAGATAAAGCTCAAATTCGGAAATTTGGTGGATGGCCAGAAGGTTTTAGAAATATCTATGTTGATTATACTGCTGGGTATTCTGCTGACAATATGCCGAAAAATTTGCAACTGGCGGTAAAAATATTGGTGAAGTATTTTTACAATAGAAGGAATGAAGATGGGTTTGGCCTAACTCAATATAGGGTTGGTAATAATTCTGTTTTATCTGTTTTTGAAGCTGGAGATTTTCCAAAAGAAGCTAAAATGATTCTTGAAAGATATAAAAAACGCAAGGTATAGTAATGGTTGGCCATAAAGTCAAATTAGAAATACATAGACAGACATCTGTTTCTGATGGAATGGGTGGTTACACAACGTCTTGGTATGGCATTAAGACTTTAAAAGGGACTCTTATTGCTTTTAAAGCCAGGGAAAGATTTGTCAACGATTCGACAAAAACTATTTCTACGCATTATTTTAACTGTGATTTTCCAAAAGATATTGTTGTAACAGAGAAAGATAGGGCATTTTGTGATGGTATATTATATCAAATAAATTTTGTAGATAATCTCGCCAATAAGAATATTACGCTATCATTAGAATTGAAGAAAGTAGAATGAAAGCTGTTTGGTTTGACGACAAGGTTTTGGCTGCTGTTAAAACTATTGGCGAAGAAGCAATTAAAGAAAGCTGTGTCGCCGTGACAGCTAATGTTAGAGATTCTATGATTGAAGGTACGGGCAGAATGTGGCCATCTAAAGTCCCAGGACAAGGTTTGCATCAAGCTTCTGTCCCTGGTGTTCCTCCTGCTCCAGATACTGGTGATTTGAACGGGTCTATTTCTTGGGTGACATCTGGGGGAGAAAGTGGTGGGGCAGAAAGTGGAGATAGCAAAATAAGCCCAATTATTTATGGTAACAATATCCAAGCAATTTTTGGGAGAGTTGGAACTACAAATGATAACGGTGTCAGACATGAGTTGGGCCTGACATGGTATTCTGCTAAAAGGCCATTTTTGAGACCACAGTTAAAGCAAAATACATCTGAAATTTTAAATATATTTAAAAAATATTTAGGAAAATAATGAATTCTATTTCTACTGCAATTTATTCAAGGGGAACGGCTTCTAGTAATTTTAATACATCTATAGGTAGCAGGTTATATTTTGTAAAGGCCCCACAAGTTCCAGTCTTTCCATTTGTTAGATATTTTTTATTTAACCATTCTTATGACTGTTTTTTTAATTCAGTTTCTGATCAGACACAAGCGATTGATGACATCACTTGCCAATTTAATATTCATTCTAATACAATAAATTCTTCTTCTGAAGCAGGTACGATTTTAGGCTATTTAATTACTCAGTTTAATAATTATAAATTATCTATAACAGGATATAATAGTCATAGAATGGGGTTAAAGAATATATTTGGCCCGTTTTGGATAGAAGAAGATGAATCTTGGGTTTACTCAATCGAATTTAACGTTGTTATTCAAAAAAGTTAAAGTCTTTTTATAATTTTCCGATAAGAAAAATAAAACATTCATTATCGGGAGAAAAATGAAAGACGTAAAATTAGCTATAGGAGTGCCATTAACACACAATACAGTACCAGTTGAATTTTTTGAATCGTTCATGGCTATGCGCAAGCCTGATAATCACGTATTTTTTAGAGCTGGTGGTTATCAAGGACTGGCATCAATGAGAAATCAATTAGTTGACGCCGCACAAAAATACAACTGTACGCACATACTTTTTCTTGATGTAGACCATCGACATAACCCAGATACAATAATTAAGTTACTTTCACACAACTTACCTATTGTATCTGGGTTGTCTTTTATGAGGACTACACCATATTCAGTCTGTGCTTTTAATGGTATGATAAACAATTATAAAACGATAGATAATGTCCCAGAGAATGAGTTAATTGAAGTAGATAGTGTTGGCGCAGCATGTTTATTAGTTAATATGGATGTTTTCAACAAAATTAAAAAGCCTTATTTTTCTTTTATGAAAAATCCAGATCCTAACATTCAATTCGATATTGGTGAAGACGTTTATTTTTGTAATTTAGTTAAACAAGCTGGCTATAAAATATTTATAGATACGAGTTGTACAAATAAACATTTGGGGACAGTTGAAGTAGATAAAGAGTTTTCGGCAATTTGGAATAGGGGAGAAAAATGATTAAAGAGGAATATTCACCATACAAAATTATTCATAGCTTTGACAAATTAATTCAGTTTAAAGATGGAGAACAACCAAATCCATTGCAAGTCCAGATTATTCCGTCAAATAAGTGTAACAATTCTTGTTTAACATGTGCGTATCGCTTGAAGGGGAATAAATCAAATGAAATATTTAATGATAAAGACTTACTTTCTTATGAAAGGTTATTTGAAACGTTAGATTCTTGTGTTGATATGGGGGTAAGAGCTATTCAAATAACCGGAGGAGGAGAGCCTCTTGTCCACCCAAAAATTAAAAATATATTCAGAGATATATTAGATAGAAAACTAGAACTAGCTCTAGTTTCAAATGGCATGGCGTTAGATGATGAATTGTGTAAGATTTTAAGCGATTCAGCTTGGGTTAGAATATCAGTTGATTGTGCTACACCAGAAACATATTCATCTTTTAGAAAAGTAAATAAAAAGATGTTTTTCAGGACTATTGAAAATATTAAAAATTTAGTTAAATACAAAAAAGATAGTGTTATAGGAGCAGGATTTGTTGTTAACAAATATAATTACAAAGAAATATTTGATGCAGCAAAATTATTTAAAGAAATTGGAGTAGATAATTTTAGAATATCTGCTGCTTTTACCCCAGATGGCTATTCTTATTTTGATGGCATATATGAAGATTCTTTTGAGTTGGCTAAAAAAGCTCAAGAACTATCTGATGATAATTTTACTGTTTTTAATCTTTTTAATGATAGAATGAAAGACATGTTTGAGGGAGTTCAAGACTATAATTTTTGTCCTACAAAAGATTTACTTGCTTATGTAGGGGCTGATTATAATGTCTATACTTGCTGTACACTTGCGTATAATAAAAAAGGGAAGATTGGTTCTATAAAAAATCAATCGTTCAAAGATTTGTGGATGAGTGATGACAAGATCAATATGTTTAAATCTCATAATCCTGATCTGAGATGTAAAAATCCTTGTCTTTATAAAGCTAAAAATGAATTCATAAATTATTGTATCAAAGATAAACCAAAACATATTAATTTTATTTAAGGCTTACTATGAATTGGCTAGGTGATTTAGTTCAAAAAGAAATAACTGGAAACGATTCTGTTTCAAGCCTTGGATGCGGGGTATTGCAAGAGGTTATGGGGTTAAGGTGTAAATCTTTTGTTGGATTTGATATATATGAGCCTTATATAAATAAAATTAAGTTGCTGGGCGTAAATGCTATTTGTGCCGATATAACAAAATATGAATTTGGAATAAACACAATTGATGTTGTAATTGCCTTAGATATATTAGAGCATCTTGATTTTAAAGAAGCTTATAATCTTATAAAAAAGATGAAAAGAATGGCTAGAAAAAAGGTTATTATTTATACACCATCTCATTTCTTTGACAATATTAACATCAATTGGTTGGGTCAGAAAAATAATATATTTGAATGGATGGAGAACTCTCCAGATTCAGATTGGAAAGGCACTGGAATAAACAAATATCAAGAGCACAAATGTTTTATACCAGATAGAGTATTTAAAAAATTTGGGTTTAAAACATCTACAGATAATATTGACAAAAATACGTATGCGATTTGGGAGAATAAATGATACCTAAGAAAATTCATCTATATTGGGGTAAAAATAAACCATTGTCTTATATGAAATATTTGACAGTTGTTTCTTTTTCTAAATTAAACCCGGATTGGCAAATTTTTGTTTACTATCCTAAAAATATTAATAAAGAAATTAAATGGGATGGGTTTGAACAAAAAAAATATTGCCCTGTAGGGAAGGACTATTTTGATGATTTGGCTAATATAAAAAATGTGTCTTTGGTTGAAACTGATTTTAAATTAGCCAAAGAAATATCTGAAGTTCATAAGTCGGATTTATTAAGATTGAGTTTGCTTTCATCTGTTGGGGGCTTGTGGTCAGACTTTGATATTTTTTATACTTCTTCTGTAGATAAAATTTTTAATAAATTTGAAAATAAAGATACTCTAATTTGTTATCACTATAATTGTCATAATATTGGATTTTTGGCAAGTGCTGGGGATAATAAATTTTTTAAACAATTGTTTGATATGTGTGTAAACTCTATAAATAAAATAGATAATTTGCAATATCAAACAATTGGGAGAGATTTATTTACTTCTTTTTTTAAATATAACAAAAAAAATACTGAAGATTTTTCAGAAAAACATGAATGTAAAATTGATAATATTCCATTTACAACTGTCTATCCATTTGACTGGAGACAAATTGAATTAATTTTTGGCAAGCACTCTAATTTATTTGAGAATACGGTTGGTATTCATTGGTTTGCTGGTGCTGAAAAAACTAGTGAATACGAAAATATTGTAACACAAGAAAATATTGAAACCTTTGACAATTTTCTTCTAAAATTAATGGCTGGTATTAATGAGTAAAAAATATTCAATAGTATTCCCGTATATAAAAAGGGCTGGATGGCTGCATAATACATTGTTGTCTTACTATCATCATTATAAAAATAGAGATGATTATGAAGTAATAATTGTTGAAGATGTTAAAAACAGAGAGGATGGTAAAGAACACCATAAATTAAAAGAAATATTAAAGTTTTTTACTAAAAATGCCGATAAGTATATTGATATCAAGTTGGTAGAATCTAATTTTATCAATAATCATAACCCCGCTCCATTATTTAATTTAGGTGTTTCTAAAGCGAGCGGTGAATATATTTGCATAACAAATCCAGAAGTTTTTCATAAAGAAAATATTCTGGCCGGGTTTGACAAGATCTTTGACAATCAACCAAATTCTTATATAGTATGCGGTTGTGAGAATATCCACAAATTTAAATTATTCTCTGATTCCTTTGATAGTTTTAAATACGAACATCATTCTTGGTATCAACATACAAAATTTAGGAATGCGAGATATCATTTTTGTAGTTGTTTATCAAAAGAAAATTATTTAAAGATGGGTGGATTTGATGAAAGATTTAGTAAGGGCTATGCTTATGATGATGATGCCTTTAGGGACGATGTAGAAAAAAGTGGGATAGGATTTATCTTAAGAGATGATCTACTGACTTTACATCAAGCACATGAATCAACAGTTAAAAGCTTAAATGTTGATAAACTATTAAAAAGAAATAAGTGTCTTTATCTTTTGAAGAAACAAAATAAAACAGATAAAGAAATTGAAGAGTTTTTGAATAACCTATAATTCGGGAGAAATTATGGAAAAAATTAAACTTGCTATAGGAATTCCATTAGTAGACCCAACGGTCCCAGCAGCGTTTCTTGATAGTTTTGTAATGATGCGAAAGCCGAGTTTTTTATATCTAAGGCCTCAATATAGTGGAATGAATATTGCTGATGTTAGAAATCAGCTAGTTGAAAGAGCTTTAGAAAATGGTTGTACTCATTTATTGATGATGGACAGTGATCAGGTATTCCCTGTAGATACGATTGAAAAACTTTTATCTCATAATAAAGATGTAACTTCTTCTATAGTTCATCGTAGGTATCCGGGATTTGATTGTATTTTATATCGCGGGATTCCAAGTATGTATGTCCATGTTTCAGATGAGGATATTTTAGATTCGAGAGAAAGAAAAGAGTTGCTCGAAATTGATGCTACTGGATGTGGTTGCGTATTGTATAATACTGAGGTCTTTTTGAAGATAGACCCTCCTTGGTTTGAATTTGGTAGAGATGAAAAAGGAAGTCTTGTTGGAGAAGATATTGGTTTTTGTTATAAATTGAAACAGAATGGGTATCGTATTTTTTGTGATACGACTATAGATATAGGGCATTTGTCAACTTTAGAAATAAATTGGTCAACATATGCTTTATATAAACATGTGAAGAAATTGCAAAATATGGAGGGTTAAAATATGGCGACATCTTATAGAGGTGCTGATGGTAAAGTAACTTTAGGATCAAATAGTATTTCTTTAATGGGAACGTGGTCAATGTCAGGCGTCACCACAGATCTGTTGGAAACTTCAGCATTTGGAGATGAATGGAAACAATTTCGTCCGGGTTTACGTGATGGTGGGACTATTAGTTTTAACGGATTGTTTGACGGTACTGATGCTAACGGTCAGACCTCATTACGAAATTACAATGCTAGTAACACGAGTGTAAGTGATATCCGTTTCTATATAGACGATAACAGTTATTATACTCCATCAACTACTAACCCGTTATCCTATGTCTGGATTACGGAATGGAACGTAGATGCTGATAAATCACAGTTAGTTACTGCTTCATTTTCTTGCAAAGTTTCTGGTTTTATGACGTTGGTATAATTTGATTGTAATGGGCTAGGTTGGCCAACCGAAAGCAAGTATTCTGAACTTGTTGCCTATTATTTTATAATCAGTGATATTACAGAGATATTAAAAATGGGTGATATTAGATTTTGCTTGTGTGGTTGTGGTGAAATTGTAACAAATAAAAGGCATAAGTTTATAAAAGGACATTTGGATAATTTAAAAAATAAAATGTCTCCATTATATTCTTGTGGTTGTGGAGAACATGTTTCCTTTGATAGATGGAAATTAGTTTGGAATAAATATATCTCTGGGCACTATAATAAAAATAGGCCAGAGATCCATAATAAAAAGATAAGTGTTGCTTTGAAAATTAGTCTTGTAGGTGAAGGAAATCCCTTTTATGGGAAACATCATACCGAAGAGACAAAAATAAAATTAGCAATTCTTTATTAGGTAAGACTCATACAGAAGAAAGTAAAAAGAAAATAAGTGATTCTCATTTAGGTAAAAAATTTACTGAAGAACATAAATTAAAAATAAGTAAATTAGTGAAGCAAAAGAATGGAGATAAAAATCCTAATTGGAAAGGTGGAATTACTAGTTTAGTAAAAAGAATAAGAAAGCTCGATAAATATAAAGAATGGAGAAATCTTGTTTTTATCAGAGATGATTTTACATGTGAAAAGTGTCTTATTAGAGGTAACGGTGATCTAAACGCTCATCATATTAAAGAATTTGCTAAGATAATAAAAGAAAACGAGATTAAGACAATAGAAGAAGCTGAAAATTGTGGTGAACTTTGGAATGTTGGCAATGGGCAAACATTCTGTAAGAAGTGCCATAAAGAGAAACATAAAAAGGGAGAGAAAAATTTATGTGGGATTTGGAATGTTTGAACCCATCACGGGAATTTTATTGGGATGAAAATAAAACTGAGAGTGTTAATTTCAGGCTTATTCCTGATGAAAAAATGCAAGAAATTAGAAAAAAATTAGGTCTTAAGTCAAAACAGAAATATATTCCCAACACTCTTACAAGAAGAATGGACAGTGTAATTGATGTTGATGGTAATGATGATATCATGATGAAGTTTAATGATGCCATTATCTGCTATCAAATTGAGACGTGGACATTGATGCAAAAAAATGGGGAGTCAATACCTTGTACAGATGAAAATAAACTCAAATTATTTTATGGCAGTCCTGTGTTTGCTAAATGGGCTAATAAGTGTCTGGGCGAGCTACAGAAGGAACTGGACTTGGTTGAGGATGAAGAAGTAAAAAACTAATTGAGTATGCGGAGAGGTTAGCCACTAAGAAATTTGATTGCAAGACTTGTAAAAAACTTGCAATACACCAATTTCAAGACCCTCCGTGTGCTGAATGTATGCCGAGTCTTTGGTTATCTAACGGTGACGCAATAAGGATTTGGAATTTAGTAAGCGATCAAAGGATTTGGGTTGGTGGGTTTGGTGGCATAAAATCGGTCGCATTAAAACATGAGCCTATTTGGAAATTAATTGATGAATTGAAGGTTGGGGATAGAGTCAAAACGTTTGAAAAAGTTTTGAAAATTTTCAATCATATTAAAAAGATAGAAGAGGCAAATCCAAGAAATGGCTAGGAAATAATTTAATGGTTATTTCCTAGCCATTTTCTATTTTAGGGGTATTATTTATGAATTCTTTTAATTGTTTGGTATAATATGCGACTTGGCGAAATATTTATTCAATTAAAGCTTGATATTTCTCAATTTAAAGACGCTTTGTTAAAACAAAAAGCAGAGGTGGAGAGGTCTGCCCGAGAAATTGAAAGTATTAATATTGCTTCTGCTAAAAAATCTACTAGCAGTCAATTAGAAGAATATAATAAATTTATAGCTGAAAAAGACAGGGCTACAAAAAAAGCAGTTGCTGAATCTATTAGAACAAATGATAAAGCTAGTGCTGCTATTATGCAAGGCAATTTGAATTATGAAAAATATATCAGACAATCTATGTCTGATACTTTAAGAGCTAGGACTGCTTTAAATCAACAACAGTTAAAAGAAATTCAGCAAATCGATGCGTCTATTCTAAAATCAAAAACAGCTTTAAATCAGCAACAGCTAAAACTTCAGGAACAGCTTGATTCTTCTTCTTTAAAATCAAAAACAGCCTTAAACCAACAGCAATTAAAAGAAGAAAAGGCCGCTTTTACGCAAAGACAAAGATTGTCTCAAGATTATTATGCGGCTGATGCTAAGGCTCAATATCAATATTCCCAAACAGTGCAAAGAGCAGCTACTTCTCAAATGAAGAGCTGGCAGCAAATGTATGATGCTCAGGAAAGGTTCGCCCAAAAAGCCTCTGCTTCTCAAGATAAAAATCAATATAATCAACTTACCAGAGGGATTGAACAGGCAAGAAAAGAATATAATGCCAGTCTTGGGCCTCAAAAATCATATCTTCAAAATACTGTTGCTATTTCAAAACAAGTTTTGTTAGCAGCCCCCGGCTTTGCTATTGCTACCGGTGCTATTGCTGCAATGTACGCTATTCTGAGGGCTGTTAGAGATGAGTTTGTTAAAGGTCTAAAAGCTGTCGAAGATTACCAAGTAAGTATTGCTAGCATGGCAGCATTTTTAACTACATTTGACAGAAATATTAATTTAAGCAATGTAGGTGAAATTTATGCAGGGGCAAAGCAAGAAGCGACAAAATTAGTCCAAACAATGGAAATTTTAGATGCTAGGACTGTTGCAAGTGGCAGAGATTTAACTATTATGGCAGAACAATTTATTAAAGGTTCTGTAAAGATAGATACTGCTAATCAAGGCACATTGGACGGATTCACCAATATAGCAAATGCTTTAAAACTCTTGACCCAAGGCCAGAACCAAGAAATCCAAATGAGACAAGAGATCAGGTCTTTGGTTCAGGGCCAGTTGAGAGATTCTAATATTTTAGTCAAAACCCTTCAGTCAATTGACCCTGAAATAAAATCTCACCTTGTTACGTGGCGACAACAAGGTGTGTTAATAGAAAAGGTAGGCGCTTTACTTGTTGGTTTTGGCCCTGCAAGTAAAGATTTACAGCACAACTGGGCTGTAATCGGTTCTACTATGGAGACTATTCACAATAGGATTTTAAGAGACGGGTTTAAGCGGACTTATGAGAATCTTATTTCTTTAGCTGAAAAGTGGAACGCATTGTTAATGAATGCAGATGGCTCATTAACAATGACAAGTAAGGGAATAAGTAAATTAATAAGCGGGATGCTATACCTTGTTGAATTAGGCGGGAAATTTGTTTATTATTTTTCCGGCCTTCAGGCTTGGGGTTTTTTAGGTACTTTAGTAGATAAATTTAGCCAATTGGCTGATAAATTAGGATTGACTAATAAAGAAGCTGAAAAAGCATTGCAATTGCAAGCTGAAATGGAAGTGAGGAAACAAAAGTCAGACCAAATTATCTATGGTAAAACAGAAACAAGTAGTACCATAAGCTCTGAAATAATCCCCGCAATTGAGGGCACACTATCCCCATCGGATATTTCTGAAAAAACTACGAAAGTAAAAGAATATTTATCCTCTTTAAAAACAAAACTTGAAGAACTAAAAGAATCAACTAACAATTCTGCTGCTGCTGAAGCTAATGCAAAAATGATTACCGGACAGTTCGCAGAAGATTTAAATAGCTTAAAAGATGGTGGATATAATGCAAGAAATGAACTAGAGAAGCTTACGGCAGAGGTGAATAAAACAGCCGGTTCTATTGATTCTCTAACTGCTCAAAAAAAGCTTCAGCAATTAGCTGATTCGTTAAATATTAAAACTGCGGCTTTGGACAAATCTAAAGAGTCTGAAATGGCCGCGACTTTAGCTAGTAAAGAATGGCAAGCAACGATTGCTATGGCGGGGGAAAATAGCCAAAAATATGTAGATATGATTATGGCTACGTCTAAAGGTATTGATAATGAGAAAACAATCAACGACCTTCAGCAATTAATTGATAAAATTAAAGTAAAAGATTCGGCCTTGGATGAATCTAAAGCTTCTGAGATGGCGGCTTTATTAGTTACTGATGAATGGAGATTAAGAATTGAGAAAGCTGGTAATGCCGCTAAGAATTTATCTGCTGATCTTATGGCTGCATCTATAGAGTTTGATAAAAATAAAGCTGCTATGAAGGCAGACTCTTCTTTAGAAACTTTACAAAATAGACTGGAATCACAAGCATCTGCTTTTGATAAAGGAGACAGCGCTTTACAAAAATATAATAAAAATTTGGAGTTGCTGGCTGAATATTTAAAAAAAGCGAGTCCCGAAGGCAAAAAACTTGAGCAAACAATTAAAGATTTAAACGCTCAAATTCTTAAAGGAGATATTAGCAAATTAACTGATAAGCTTGATGAATTTGTTAATAAATATAATGAAAGTGGGAATTTAACTCCATTACAAAAGGGCCTTCATTCTCTTAATATAGAATATGAGAAAATGATAGAGGTTTTAAATGGCGTAATAGCTGCAAATGAGAAACTTATTGCACAAGGAGAACAACCTGTTTTCCCAACTGAAAAGGCAAAAGAATATAAAGAAGCGTTATTAGATGCTAAAAATAATGGTATAAAGCAATTAGAATATGAACATGATGAATTTAGAAAAAAGGTAGAAAGAATTTGGGAGAACATGTATGACAATCTACAAGATCTAACTGCTCAGTGGTTATATGATTGGAAATTTGATATTGATTCTTTAAATGATTTGTTTAAAAAAGCTGTTGCTGAAATGGTGAGTGCTTGGCTTTGGGGTCAGACTCAAATGCAGGTGAGTGGGAGTAGCGGCAGTTTAAGCAGCTCTTTAAGTTCATTAGGTGGTGCGGCTGGCGTTTCTTCTGCGGCTATGGCTTCTAATGGTTCATATCTACCTGGAGCATTGTCTTTAGGGAATGAGGTCTTAAATCCTGGTTCTTATGCAGCATCGTCGGCTGCACTGCAAAGTAGTGTTTCTTGGGGCCTTACCAATATGGCATCGTCTGTAAACTCCCTAACTACCTCAACTAATATGTTTGGTAATGCCCTTGATTCTGCCGCATTTGGTGTTTCCAACATGTCAAGTGCCGCCTTTGGTGGTTGGACTGCTGGTATCACTACTTTTATTGCGGGCTTATTAAATGGTAAAGATTTTGGACAATCTGCTGCTGAGGGCGCTGGCGCTGGCGCTGGTGCATATGCAGGCGCACAAGTTGGAGCTTATTTTGGTCCATGGGGTGCTGGTATCGGGGCAATTCTTGGTGGAATGTTAGGTGCTTTGGGGGTTGGCTCTTTATTTGGGAATAATAAAGAACGCGCTTATATGTATAGTAATTATACATTAGATTATAAATCTGGTCAAGGATTTGTCCAAACAGGTAAAAATACTCCATATGATAGAAAAGGAGGCAGTGCTAGTTTTGCGCCAGCGGCTGATGCATTGACAGGCTCTTTATCTTCTGCTTTGAATCAGCTAACATCAATGTTTTCTAGTCAGATTTCAATGTTCGGCAAAGCCGCTTCTAATCAATATGAAACATTTTTAAAGAATTTTAGTGCCGTTGCCGTTGGAAGTCGAGAAAGCTCTTTTACTTCTGGTAGTACTATTGTTGGCAACAAGCCAAAATCTAGCGCAATTACCATTGGTCAATATTATCAGGCTGAAGACGCTGGTGAGGCACAGGCAACTGTTGCTAATGTTGTAAAAGCATTTACTTCTGGTGTTATCACTCCCTTAATTTCTGGTAGTGTTGGCATTATGAGAAAAGCATTACAAAGTGATTTTAATGAATTAGATCTTTCTGTTTTTTCTAATATTGCTAAAAACAAAATTCAAGCCGCTTTGACAGATGCATTGGATATAATGAAAATAGGGAAAATATCTGACGAAGCAGGTCTTACAAAGGCTTTGGAAAATATTGATATAGCTATGAGTGGAATTCAGGCGATTTTTGATTATATTACACAAATTAAAGAATTGCAAGCAAGTTGGCAGGACATAATTGACAAAAATACCATGACTGATGCTGAATACCAACTCAAGCAATTGAATAAGTGGTATGAAGAACAAACTGCTTTAGCTAATAGTTTGGGCATGAATCTTGGAGTTCTAAATCAAGCATATAAAGTCCAAGTAGATCAAATTAAAGCAACGTCTCAATCTCTTGATGTAAATCCGATGATTCAGCTTGTAAAGGATTATCTTGATTTTGTGAACAATATTCAATTTAGTGACCTCGCTCCTGTTCAAAGCGTTGAACAATATCAGAATAGGTATAATGAATTATTGGGCTTATCAAGATCTGGGGATACGGATGCAACAAATTCATTGATGGATTTTGTATCTTCACAATATCTGCCATTTTTAAAGAATTTTACTGGTGATGAAACCGATTATAAAGATTTGTATAATGAATTATTTGGACCAAGTGGAACTTTAAGAAATCTTGTTGTCAGCACTTCCGATGTTTTAGTTGATGGTGAAAAAATTGGAGCAGGTATTTTAAAAGCTATTGAACCATATTTAATCCCTGGAGAAGGTGGAATTAACTTGACTATTAAAATAGGGGATAAGACTATTTCTGATCTTGTTGTTTCTGCTATTAGAAGTGGAGATGTAGAATTAATTAGTGCTATTGGGAGTGTATAATGGCGAATCAAGAGCTTTATGACTATTTAAGTACTGTTACCCCAGATTACTCAACTACAACACTAAGTGTTAGCCCAAGCGATGTCATTGTTGAAGAAGGGGAAAAATCGGCGGTGATATTAACAGGTGATGACGGAAGTGAAGAAAGAATAGCTTTATCCAATACGTCAATATTTTTTATTACTCTGAGATGGAACAATAAAGATTCTAGTGATGCCGGTACAATAATTGATTTTTATCATGACGCAGCTAAAGGAAATGGTATGTCAAGGACATTTAAATGGACTGCCCCTGCCGATGCTGGAGGTCATACATATGTTGTAAGGTTTGCGGGCAAGCTTAATAGGAGCATTTCTGTTCCTGGACTTCATACAATTCCTGATGTAAGACTAAAAGTAGTTGGTAGGATCGCTGATTAAAATGTCAATAACTTTTAATACAACAAAACAAGCTTTAGTTGATTCAAATTATAAAACCATTGACTGGTTGTTTGAAATAACTACTGCTGCAAATGTTAAGTATTTGTGGAGTACCAAAGCAGATAGTGATTTAACGACCCTAAACGCTTCTCTAAGCGGTGTTTGGGCTTCTGGCATATCATGGGCTGCTGGCATTGACTTTTGGGCTAATACAGACGTTTATGCGTTTAAAATTGTACCAGAAACATTTAGTGGCGTAACTTTAAATCGGTCTAGGTCAGAATATGGTATAATTGCGCCTAGTGAAATGTCTTTTTCTGTTGGCAATGCAAGTGCGTCTTTAACTGCTGCTGATTTTATTGATGCCACACTTTTGATAAGGTTAATCGTTGGCAACGGTACTGATGATGCAATTATTCGTTTTTTTAAATTTAATATTAGAAGATCTGAAGAAGTATATAATCAAATAAAGTTTACCTGCGAGGATTGGTTACAAAAATATTTACGTGGTGATTACCCAAATACTAAATTAGTTAAAGAATTAAGTATTAGTTCTGATGTGAACGATGATAATATTTGTGTACCAGTACCTATTGGGAAAGCTTATATACCTTTGCGTTCAATTTATATAACGAACCAAAGGTATTATTTGCTCGGAGAGGCAGGATATGACTATAATATCCATAAAGTCAGATCTCCACGAGCATGGGGGAATGCTAAGTCTGAATGGGATGCTAGTTCTTATACATTTGGCAAAACTTCTAAAACCCTGAATTCAACAAATTATTCTGTTTTTCAAGCCATAATTGCAGATAGCAATGGAGATGGAGACGCTGATGCTAATGGATTGTGGATGCAGGGAGATACTTTCCTTGATATCCCATGTCAATTTGATAAGTCCAATACAACTAATATTCATAATCCAGCAGATGCAATTAAGTTCGTTTTGCTTGATATGGGCGTACCTAGTATTGATATAGGTGATAGTTTTATTACATCAAAAGCAACATATGACAGTCAAGGCATTTTATTTAATTATGCCTATTATTATAAAAGGCCAAAAGCAGAAGTTTTGGGCGAATTGTTAAATTGTTGTCATTCTACTTTAATTGTTAATGATAAAATAGAACTACAACCTTTAATTAAAGCTAGCCAAAAAACAATTGATGAAGCTATTGTAATTAACCCCAATACTGTTGGAATGGGTTCCTTTAATTATAACCTTGTCACACAAACTCAATCTGATTCTGGATATATTTCATTTCAACAAACCAATGAAGCTCAAGACAAATTTATTAAAGTTTTGGTTCCTGCAAAAACAAGCACTGATGATATATCTACATCAAACCTAAATATCCCATTTATACAAAATTCAGATGTAGCGCAAAAAATTGGAATTTTGTATTATCAACGCCGTTTATTACAAAAAGCTAATATTTCTTTTTCTGGGAAATATAAATTACTTGGTTTAAATCCTGATGATGCTATAACAATTAGTTCTGCTAAATATGGTGGAACATATACGGCTTTGATTGATTCTATTTCTTTTACCAGAGCTAGTGGAATAAGTATAAATTGTATTCAGTTTAAAGAAGCTTTAGATGATTTTGCAGACCTATCTGTTACTACTTTAACAGTTTTAGATGATACCAGTTCTGCTCAAGTTTATTCACCTATGATCTCTGGGCCAGATTCAACAACTAGTACTGGCAATACTCAAAATACAGTTAAGGGTGTTTTTAGAATTGGAGCAGGGGTAAATTATATTTATTTTGATCCTAATGAGCCTATTCAAAAATTTGTTGAAAATGGGACAACTAGATTAAAAATAGGAGATTTGGGGACAAATGACTATGGCCTTGAAATTTTAGATTCAAATGCTGTTTCTATATTAAGATTAGACGGATCAGGAGTGAATAAATTATGTGGGTTTACTGCAAATCAATATAGTCTTACCGCTAGTAATGGTTTAGTTGGTTTAAATAGTGAAGTAACTGGGGCTACGGATTGGAGAATTTGGGCGGGTGGAGCTACGCCTTCAACAGCTCCTTTTAGAATTGATGAGAGTGGAAATAATTATTGTGAGTCTATTTATGCTAGTGGTGGAACTATTGGTGGCTTCACTCTGACATCAACAATGTTATCTGTTGATGGAGTTGAAATAGATTCTGCAAATCAAAGAATAAAATCATATACTGGAAGTAATTATGTTCAAATTAGCCCAAGTGGGTTAATAGGTTATGACTCTGTACTCGGCGTTGTCTTCCAAATTTATACTGATGGAACGGCTCCATATTTTGAAGGGAGTATTACTGTCCCAACAGGTGAGGTATTAACGATTGAAGATACAGCTACTTTTCTAGCTTCTATTGATTTAGAAATTGGAGTCGATATTCAAGCTTACGATGTGTTTTTAACAAGTATTGCAGGGTTGGGGACTGCTGCCGATAAGATGGTATATACAACTGCTGCAAATACAGCGGCAGAAACAGATATAACTCCCTTTGCGCGAACTTTATTAGATGATGCGAATAATATTGCGGCAAGATCAACTTTAGGTATTGGTAGTATTTCTACACAAGCTTCTGACAATGTTAGTATAACAGGTGGTTCTATTTCTGGGCTAACAACTCTTCAGGTTTTAACTCAAGACGTTATGCATAGTGCCGGAACTACAGGATCTAATACGACTCCGGTAGGGACAGTTGAAGTTGATTTTGGTGGTTCAACAATTTATGTTTTAGTTGCAGCAACAGCTTAATGGGGAGAAGATATGGACCAAGATAAATTAAATAAAATTCTTCAAATCGTAGGGGAATTGACAATAAATTTAAGACTTGCCAATGAAGAAATTCAGGTTTTAAAAACACAAATTAATGAAATGAAAAATAAGGTCATAACTAACGTTCAAAATGACTTAGGGGGTAATTAATGGCTACTTTTTATAAAACAACGGGGTTAATTGGTGGAGGTGCCTGGTCTGGGGGAACAGGTAATTTAGACGCTATTGACGGCGCTAGTTTAGCGGCAGGCGATGTCGCTTTAACATATGTTGCTGGTAGAGCTAGACAATATTTGTTGAAAGAGAGTGTTGGAGCTGTTGAAAATTCCCCATGGGTTATTATTCCCGATTCTAATCCCGGAAATTTATGGTGGGATTTGCATAATGTTGGAGAAGAAGGGATAAAATATTTATATGCTGATTATGCAGGCAGTTTAAGCGCTGCTTTAACCGATATCGGCGCAACAGAAACTATTTTAGCCCTTGATGTAGATAATACAGTTAGTGCTGATCTGGCTTCCCCTACAACACTGACTTTACGAGGTGTTAAGGGTTGTATAACTACTTTAGCAGATGGGGTTACATTAACAGTTAATGGGATATTAAATCTTTCTGAAGGCGGTTATTTTGATGGTACTGCTGGAGGCGGAACCGAGACATTAGTTATAACTGGTGGGGTTGTTGCTTCTCCTGGGCAGTATTGGATTGGGGCAAATTTAGTGACTGATTTTTCTGGTTATCCCGATACTGTTTTATATGCTGGATGGTGGGTTGGTATTGGTGATGGCACAGATGTTAGTACAGAACTTCAGTCTATGATTGATTCAGTTGGAACTTCAACTAATCGGATATTTGATTTTTCTGCAAGTGGTGTGTTGGGATATGGAATAGGGACAGTTCTCACTTTACCAGACCCAGGAGCAGGTTCTACTCCTAGACTAGATTGGATCTTCAGAAATGGGAAATTAGTATCAACTGCGGCTGTTCCGATATTTAATACCTACTCTCAGGTTCAGCATCCTGCTAACTGGACCAGGGGACTTGAGTTTACTAATTTGTATCTTGATGGAGGTGGGACAGGGACTAATGGGCTGGCTCTTTACGGTGTTGCACAGAGTATGACCATTAAAGAGCTTAAAGTTACTGGATTTACTAATGCAGGCCTTTATCTGATAAGATGTCTTGAAACTTCAATAGACAACGTGAATAGTTGGGACAACACAGAGTACCAGGCATACGTTGCTGATGGCACTACTATGAATTTTAAAGGTGGTGCTTATTGGGGTGGGAAGGTAGGCATCCATTTCGATGGTAATTTAACTGAAGCTTTAGCTGATGTTAACAGTGGTCCGTTTGGTGTTACGCTTATAGATGTTGTGACCGAAGCTAATAGTTTACATGGGATTCATGTTGCTGCAGGTGGACGTTATAGCTTTGTCCGTCATCATATTGAAAGCATAGGCTACCCATCTCCTGATGCCGGAGCAGTAGGTTTAAAAATTTCTAATGAAGGTGGGGAAATTCCTAGAGGTATTCTATTTGATCGTAGTTCATTTGCTACTGAAGCAGGCATCCCAGCGTTTGATCTTTCTAATTGTATCAATGTGGAGTTTTTAAGATGTAAAGACGGAGGTCTTAAAGGTGGAACAATAGCCGCGACTGCTTATTATACATATATAACAAGTGGTCAAATGTCAAATGATTTTCGTCCAGTTACAGCATCTAATATTACTAATAACTCAACAACTACAATCTTTGAATTTTTTGATAATTACAATGGCTGGATGGCTGATGAAGATAATTATATTAGAATTGTGGACAATGATTATATCCAAGTAGTCCGAGGTGGGGCAAATATTGTTCTTCGAGTTCATCAATCTACTGGTGGAACTTTAGATGCTCAACCTACATTTAATTTAACTGGCGATGGAGTTATGTCTTTTGGTGCTGGTGGAGCGACAGCAGTAGATGTAACTCTGAGTCGTACAGCGGCTAATGTTTTGTCTCTTGGAGCTGGTGATGGATTGGGAGTAGGGAATACCACTAGTAATGCCAACACACCATCAGGAGCAACATCTAAAGCCTGGCCTATTTATAACTCAAGTGGAGTTTTACTTGGCTATGTCCCAATTTATGCTGCTGAGTGGTGATAATTTAACCAAGGATTGTAAATGTATAAATTCACAAAAGACAAAAAAAGATGTGTCAGTTGTGGTAATTGTACAATTTATGGCAGAGGGTATTTAAAAACAGATAATATATGAATTAATTATGGATAATGATTTTATAGTTGAAAATAAAAAAGAGATAAATCTTGTTTTGGAAAGATGTTATTTATATGAAGCTTTGTCTCTTATAGAATATAAGGAGAATGACTATGGTGAAAAGCTGTAATGTCGAAACCTGTACACGCTTTACTGTGACTCAATGGGTAATTGGAATCGCAGTAGTGATAATGGTAGGTATGCAGGGATATATAATTAAAAGAGTTGACAAAATGGAAACTGGTTTTGGTGTTTTGAGTAATTCAATATCAATGGAAAACTTGACGATTGTTAAGGCAGAAGCAGATATAAAAAATAATGCGGCTAGAATTAAAAGTTTAGAAACAGATATGATGGATTCTATATTGAGAGAAAATGGGAGAAAATGATAATTTATATTTGCAAAAATTGTGGTATGGTTTTTGAAATTGAGAATGGCAGCAATAAAGAAAAATGTATTTATTGTGGTTGCGTTTGTATAAATTGCCAAATGTGAGAAATGGAATTATTAAAAATAGCCGATACTGTATTTTTAGCTTTAATGATTTGGAGAGAAGCTAGAGGCGCAAGTAAAGAAGTTAAGACAGGAATTGCTGCTGTTATTTTGAATAGAGTAAAAGCTAAGGCTTGGTTTGGAAAAGATATAACCGAAGTCGCTAATGCTAATAGTTATTACGATATTAGCATTAGCGCACCTAAATGGGCGACCAAAACAAGTTTCGTCAAACAGATTGATAATGTAAGATTTTATAAAGTCTGAGCCTTACATTTGGGGCATTCGTCAAGCCATTCAACCATTGGTCTTTGGCTGTTAATGCCCATCAATTGTCTAATTATCCATTGCGAGCTATTACAATTTATACAATAGTACAGAATCCACTCCTTGTCATTGCTATATAATGTTTCTGCACAGCACTTACAAACAGGAATAGCAAATTCTTGTGTTTGCATGTATTCTATGTCTCCGACTTTATATCCAAATGGTGCTACAATATAATCAACTGCTTGTGGATCTGGACAATCCCAATGGCCGTGATTTAATCCGCAAATTTCATTAACTAGATTTGCTTTCATACCCAACTTATCTATTTCATCCATTACTTTTCTCCTCTGAAACTATAGCCCAATCGAAACCTTCGTCTTCAATGACAAATGGCAGGCCAAAAAATGTATTGACCCCAGGTGTGTTAGAACTCGTTTCTACTAATTTAGGAGAATACCAAATATATTCTCCGTTTTCTTTCTTTATAAAATTACATTCCTCTAAAATTTTAATATACGTACTTTCATTAAACTGTAATTTTAAAGGAACGTAATTGTCATTCTTTAATTGGTTTATCTTCTTTATTAATTGAGACGTTATCTCCAATTGTTAATTTCCCCCTTACTTTTTCTTTCCAGCTCCCAAATTTCTTTCTTTCTCTAAAATTAAGAAAAGGTGTGCCTTCTTTTTGATATGCATGAAGGGCTTCACGATACGAAGCCCACATACATTGCTCTATAACATTCACAATAAGTGTAACTGAACATTTATTTAAGATCAGCTTCTTAGCACTTGAATAAATCATGTTTCGGTTTTTATTATCATACCATGGCAATACCAAATCTATTTTCTTAAGAAAAAATTCCCAACTTTTAGTATCTATTTCTTCTTTCCAGGTTTTTTTTCTACCTCTCTTTTTAGGGTATCTGTATTTTACCTTATCAATAAATTTACTTGGTCCTTTTCTTTCAGGTTTTCTAACTAAATCATATCTATTTCTAATATTTTCAATAATTTTATTGTTAAATAAATCGTCAATCCACTTGTCAATAAAATCAGTTCTTGCCGCATACTTGATTCCAATTTTAGTTACGGGGAATCCTTGTGATTTAATGAGTTTGTGAAACCTTACTGAGTTTAGTTTAAAACCATATTTTGAATCCAAGTATTCTAAGATTGTTTTAACTGAGGTTAAAATTGTTATTTCTTGATTTGTCATGGTTAAAAACTTTTATTTATTTCTGCTTTAAAATCTGCTTTCTCCCACTCACTTTTATAATTCTGTTTAGATTTTACCATTATACTAATTTCTTCTTCAGTAAAAGTAAGGCTTCCAAACAGATCGTAAAGATGATCTGAAATAAGCTCCTTTAGTTTTTTCTCATCAATAACAATTTTAATCTCAGCCATTTCTGTCCTCTTGCTGTTAATAGATGTCTAATTTCTATACCAACTCTTTAACTTTTGTTTCCATAACTATCTTTATACCACGTTTTCAAAATAAATGCAAGGACTAAATTTCGCAACTTCCTCCACTACATGCGAACTCTTGATTAGAGGTTGTTAAATCTTCCTTTTCATAATTTATTAATTGAGTCCAGTCAATTTTTGGGAAGGTTGAGATAGCCTTTTCATATTCTTTTTGTGTAATTTGTTGGTATGGTGCATTTTCATAACAATGATCATTTTTAGGAAAAAATGAAAGACCTCCTATTTCATCCCAATTTTTCCATATCCAATCAGCTATAGCAAAATATTCGTCATCTGTATAGTAGATTGTTTGACTTGGATTCCCATCACACCAATAATTACGATATATTTTCCATAATACTAATTGATCTAAAGCATTTACATTATCAGAAGTTATAGCATTTTCTGGTGATTTTATATAAAAAGAGAAAATATATTTATCCTGTTCTTCTATAAATGGAACACCTTGGTCAATCATGAGATTAGACAATGGATCTTTTTTATCTTGTCTGACTCTTCTAATGTAATAAGGGAACATTCGAGGGTGTATTCCAGAAGAACAATTAACGAGTTGTGAAACTGTTCCGCTAGGTTTTATTAAAGACAATTGTTTTGATTTGTTTATTTCTAATTTATTTGCCCATATTTCATTCGTTTCTCTTGCCGTTTGTTTTAATATTTCTAAGACTTCTTTTAGTGAAAATGTACCGCAAAAGCTTGAATGATCCCATACAGTATCATCGAATTTATCCCATTCTCCGCTCATTACTGGATGGTCCATAATGCCAGTCAATGAAATTCCAAGTAATCTTTCTTCTTTTATATTATCTTTCCATATTTTTCTCAAATAACGGAAATCGGTTAAGGTTGACTGGAGTGTTCCTAAAATTGCCGCCCATTTTACTTTTCTTTTTAATTCTTCTAATGAATCCTCTGGTCTTATAACAACTTCTGATAAGTTACACATTTGTCCTGAATCTCTTAAAATAGCTTCAGCGCAAGGATTTAAAATATAATCTCCTTCATATTCCCTTCCACAAGATTCTGCTTTTTTCTTTAAAGCTATTTTATTTACGATTCCCCTCTCTCCAGATTTAGAAATGTATTGATTTCTCCATTCTTTTGAGAAAGCGTCGAGATCTGGTTTTTCTGTATATGCTGTAGAATTATTAGCTAATGATCTTTGAGGAGCAGTTAACCAAAATTCCCCTTTCTTTGCTCTTCTCATTCTATCATCTGATAGATTAGAGAAACTAATCATCGCCGCCCTTCTTACTGAACCGACAATAACTGTATCTGCAATTTTACACATAATGTCGTGGCATTCTAAACTGTTAAGTCTTTGACCAGTAGCATTTTTAAATGTTTTTACAACAAAATTAAATAATGAATTTAATGGATCAGGACCACTTGCTCTTCCACCAAATGTTTTCAATCTTGCTCCAGCGGGCCTTATTTTAGATAAATCCCATTTAGGAATTTTACCGGCATAAAGCAAACTTATTAATTCTCTTAACGCTGATGCCCATCCTATTTTTGAATCTGCTACTGATATAATAGTATCACTTTTAAAAAATTCTTCTGGCACTTCAGGTAGTTTTACAATATATTGTCTTTCGACTGAAAATCCGCAGCCACAGCCGCACATAAGCAAGTAAAACAATTCGTCAAAAACCCTTGGGTTTGTTATAGCACAACCAGTACAATTGTATCCAGAGGCATTGTCTCTTTCTAAAGCCTTTCCTGATGTCATTAATGCTCGCATAGAAGGCATTGATTCTAAATTATAAATGACATTAAACATCTCTGTTTTAAAATCGCCCATAATTAATTCTGGATATTTTCTTTCCCAGAATTGGACATATCGACTGACTGTCTCTTCCCATGTCTCTCTTCTTTTTTCTTTATCTAAATATCTAGCGTATTTAGAAATATGGATATATTTCTGGAAATCATTCATTTTATAAAAAACCTCCTAAGACAAAACAAGGCAAGGTACATACCTTGCCTTTCTAAGATAATTGTTAATACCAGATTTTAAATACCGCTACTTCCGAATCCTTTATCACCCCTTTTAGTTTCTTTAATAGTATCAACTTCTTTAAAAATAACTTCTGGCAATTTCTTAATAATGCCTTGTGCAATCCTTTGACCGTGTTTGATATGAACAGGATCTTCGCCCAAATTAGTTAATAATACGTAAACAATGCCTGTATAGACACTATCAATTATGCCAGGGCCATTGGTTACAAACAAGTGATTTTTAGCCGCTAATCCACTTCTTGAATGAACTTCCATGCAATATCCTAGAGGGATACTAAATCTCATTCCAGTAGAGATCTTAGCAGGTAACGGCATATTTGGATAAATAACAACATCTTCTGCGCTTCTTAAGTCAAAACCTGCGTCTCCTTCATAATTAAATTCTGGCATTGGCAAACTCTTGTCTTCTCTCAAAACATTGACCCACACTGTCATTTATTTTTCCCCTTCCATTCCTTTAATAAAAACTTTAGTAATTAAATTATTCACCCTTGCTTTTTTAATCATATCAGCACTGCCATTGCTCTTTCCATCCCATAAACAAATCAACGCTTCTGCTTTATCAGCCATTAAAGAATTCCTGATATGCCCCGCTCCTTTACCATATCTATCCCAATTGGCTTCATATATTTCTAATGGAATTCCGTGTCTTTTTGCATATTTTTCGCCTAATTTGTCTGCACCATGTGCTCCACCACTTATTACAACTGTTATTTTAAAATCAATTTTAGAGATAGCTTTTAATAATTCTATATAACTTTCAATTGATCTTGATCCAGCTATAATTGTCCTCAAAATTGATCATTCCATGGTTCAAATTGATTTAATGTGTACTGGTCTTCAACTTGTTTCTTATCTGTAGCAATTTTAACCAAATAATCACAATATTTACTTTTGCTGTAGCCATTTCTTATCATATGTTCTAACAATTCAATTACATTTTTTCTTTTAATAATCGTTCTTTGTTTCTTTATCTTTTTTGATTTTCTAATATATGAAGAACATAAATTACTATACCACTCCGGATTTTTACCAATACAGACTCTGATCATGCCTCCATCTTCTCTTGTGCTGTCATTCTGCGATGGGATTAGACAAACCTCTAACTTGCACTCACACAATTCAGTTAGCATATCGCCAAGATAAGGAATTAAGGTTTCATCAATTTTTATAAAATATGGATCAAGAACGTTCATTAGGATGATTTTGTTTTTCTCCAATATCATGCTTTCTACATCTTTCTAGCAAAATTTCGTCATGAATACCCGGAGTATAACTATATCTCAAAACTCTTTCACAAAGATCGCCTAACTCCATTTTCCATGCCTCATCAGCCAGTATTTCTCTACTTAATTCTTCTTTTCTCATAACTTACCTCTATACAATTCTTTTCTCAATAAAATAAAGCAAGGGTGAAATATGAATATCACGTGGGGAAACGAGATTTGGTTTAATCCTTTCCAGCAAATAAATACCTGCTTCATTAAACCCAGTCATAACTGATTCAGAACAAAACAAGCGTTCATCAACATTAATGTCTTCTCTTGTTACAAAATTGAATACTCCTTGAAAATCATACTTTCTTCCAACTTGTTTTAGAAAAATAGATTCGGCAAGGTCGATGTTTTCTGATGGAGCTTTAATCCCAAAAACATCAACAACTGTTCCGCTAGTATGATTTGTTCGATAATCTTTAACGTGTTCTACTCCCTTATGCCAGGATTCAATAACACTGCTATCATCTAGTTCAACTGCGGCATGGCTATATTGACTTCTTGTCTGCCATTTGATTATTTTTGATACAACACTAATTCCTTGATAAAGCAATACTTTCATTGCTTGTTCTCCTTTACTGAGGCAATGATATTTCCAACTTCTTTTACGCCGATATAAGCCCCGGCTAAATATGCGAGCTTTTCTACAATTATGCTAATGTCTGAAACTTCATAACCAACGCTAGCCATATATCCAGTTACTACACAAACACATAAAATTGAAAATGTACGATTAAACGCATCTATTTTTGTATCCATTCCAACCCGCCCTCCTCAATTCGTTTTAAGACATTTTTATTACCTTCCATAGTCAGGTATGCTAAATATACCAATCGCCTAACCTAAGCGGTGTTAAGGCCATTCCTGACAGTATCTACAATATTTTCTTTCTTGTATTAAATTGTAAAAAGTTTTTCAATGCTATTCTTCTTTGAATTTACATCAATTTTTGTCTTTACTGGCATTGACCAAACACATTTGAATTTTATTGGGGCCTTATATTCTGATATAAAAACTTTGTGCCCTTCATTTGATTTTAATTCACACCATTCCCAAAACTCATTATGATTAAATTTATTATTATACCCAGTAGTATTTTTATATGGGGGGTCACAATAAATTATGCTGTTTTTAGGAATTTCAATATTTTTATAATCATTGCAATAAAATAAAACATCTTTTATTAAATTTTGTTGTGCTTTTAAATTTTGTTGTGCTTTTAAATTTTGCATAGCTTCATTTTCATAATTTCTGACACTTTTGCTATCTCTTCTATATCCACCAAAAAACTTAGCGCCAAAAGATAATTGAAAGCCAACATATCCTACTAACCAACTTGGATATTTTTCTTTATTCTGCCGGATCTCTTTGTATTTTTCTTCCCCAATAAAGGGAAAATCATTTCATCATTTTGCATTTCTTTTAAAAGAGCAATTAAATATCCATTGCAATCTGCTCCAATCCTATTACCAACTACTTTATCAATTATGTTTGCACCACCGACAAATGGTTCTACATACCATTGTTCTTCTTTTCTATCTTTTAAAATTATTGGCAATATGTGTTTTGCAATTCTCCTTTTACTCCCCATGTATTTCATATTAATAAACACCATCTTTATATAATTTAACCAAATATTCGAAAGTATCTTCATAGCTTTGTTTAAAGCTAACTAAGGTCTGTACTGTTTCAAAATCTTCAATAAATTCTTTTGTTGACCAACCGTAATTGTTGTTATTGTTAAATACAATTCCTCTCATTTTATTTATCTGACAATGATAGCCTACTGTACAGGCTCTGTCGTCAATTAAAATCCCATCATTTGTTACTCTAAATTTATCTGCTTCATGAATAATATTTATAAAACCAAATTTTCTTCTAATTTGTTTGTCTTTTTCTACTTCTGTTCCCGGCCATGAATGGGTTACAATAAATACATTTTCTTTCCCAAATAAAGATTGTAAGGTTTTTATAAAAGGAATTGAACCAGGAAGTACGGTGACAACATCATTCTTATAAATATCGGCATTTTTCCAAAAATCATTAACACTTCCTCCGAATCTTTCTCCCATCCAATTCCAGTGCAAAATGTCTTTTGTAGTAATATTAGTATGATAAAGCCTATTTGCCCAATCTGTCCAAGCCTGAGCTAAGGTATTAAGAGTGCTGTCATAATCACAGTATATTTTCATAATTTGACTAAACGACCTACAATCTTATTATTTTTAATTGATTTTTCTATTATCATAGTATCATAATTTGAATAGGAAACAAGGCAAGATGGGGCATTGGCTGTTCCTCCCCTTTCTCCATTGACATAATAAAATCTAAGTCTTCCCTTAAAAAAGAAAACAGAATTTGCCTTTTCCCATATTTCTTTATGAAATCCAATTGTTTCTGTTCTTGCAAATATTAAAGCAACTCCCATTTTATGATCTGCTAATTTAGAAATCCAATTAAAAGTTTCTTTCCCGTAAGGTGGATTAAGCCATACACGGCCACCCCAAGGTAAATAAAGTCCATTTTGATTAATATTATAATGATTTTTTGCCGTATCCCATGGTCTAACAATTGGAGAACATGGGTCAAGGTCAAATGGTCCTAGTTCTTTTGTGATATATGGAGGAGTGAGCCATTCATCATTATTGTTTGTATTTGTATTAAAATTGTCTTTCATCTCTAATCCCATATTTCTTTATAGCATTACTAGCGATATCAACAATTTTAATTAAGCCACTTTTTAATTGATCAAAATTTGGGTCGAAACAATCAGGGCTATAAATAATATCGTCAATCTTTTCTATTGCCTCACTATTTATTTTCTCTTCAGTATTCATCAAAATCTTCTCCGAATATAATTATTTTATCCCCGAAACTCATTGTATATTTCTTTTTAATTATTTTATTATTGTAAATAATATCAAAATTTTCTAAATTGCTAATCGAATACTCCTTTTTATTTTGAAACTCTGTTGAAATTTCCGTTTTAATCTTATCTTTATATTCTTTTATCTCTAATTGTATCCCAAAAATAAAACACGGTATACTAAAGAATAGAAAAACAAATCCAATAGCAGTTAAAACATTCATTGGTCTTCCCCTTCAAAACAATATGGTTTGTCAAGATAAATTTGGATTATGGCTTCATCAGATCCAAACCATTCAATGGCATCTTTTTTATCTTTTTCTGTTAATCTTCTACCACAATCTTGATACAGTGTGCATTCTTCAAAGACACAGAATGTCATATTTTTATAATATTTATCCATATTTACTTAACAACCCTCATATCTTCTTCGTCTTCAATTCCACGATATTTCCTGACTTTATAATTTCCGCATGGCTTAGGCTCTGGGCAAATTCCGCCTCTATAAATGCAATTCGGCACCATATAATATGCAAGATCGGGATCAATATCTTTCATTTTTTCTCTAATAGCGAGTACAACTTCTCTTGTTTCAGGACTTGCTTTATAACAAAGTCTACGCCTTGCGATATGGAGGATTGATTCAGCATTAGCAATAAATCTGTGGTTAACTGGGGTCCATCTGTTTTCTGTCCCATTCCCGTCTCTGTCAATTCTTTTTGATCTAACAAATGGGGTGGTTGTTACGTGCCTGACTAGATGGACACTAACAAAAGTAGGAATATTAATTAATTGAATTGAAAAAATTTGTGAACGTGTGATTGAATGTTCCCAACTATAAATTTGTTTTAACGTAGATTTAGAAACGAATTCTGCTCCCATTGTTGACTCAATACAAGCATGCGCTTCTTCTATATCTGTATGTTTTTTAATAACAATATCCCAATCTTCCATAACTGCTCCTAGTGTGTTGTGGGTTCTTTAAAAATTTCAACAATTGTTTTATGAATGCTTTCCATAAACTGTTCACTGCCTTGAAATAATTCTGCAACAGCGTATAACATTTGGATATTAATTGGCAGAAAATCGTCATGGCCTCTGTCATAAACAATTCTCATATTGCAGCTTTCTCCATCTTCTTCAAGAGTTAGGATCAAAGCGGCTTGGTTATCTTCTAGTTCTATTTTCATTCTTCATACCTTGTGCAAAATGGCTGGTCTTCTTCTGGACTGTAGTAATGTACTTCACAAGGATCGTCGCCAAAGCTAATACTGCAATCAATTGTATGACCGGCAACATCTTCATATTCTTCAAATAAAATTGCCAGGGCTTGAAGAAGATCGAGTTTTTCTTTATCTAGTTTGTCCATAATAAATTATCCCTTATTAAGTTGTTGGTTTTAATAATTTCTAACTTCCCAAAATATTGTGTTGTTTCCTGGTATATTTCCCAAACAATGATCGTAAGTGCTAAACTCTATTACAGCATATGGGTACAGACTTAATAGCCGTTCTATATTATCCATACTTGGTTTGGATAAATATTTTTTTAATAAATTTATTACAGGAAGTCCAAGCATTTCTTTTGGATGTTTCATGGCTTCCCTCATTGTTATTTTATCAGTTGAATAGCAAAGGATATATTGATAATCTCCATCTTCCATTATTTCACCTTGGATAACAAGATGATCGTCCGGAGCACTTTCATTAAACCGAATTAATGTTAAGTCCGCCCCATCCCCTTCCATTTTAATTAATTCATTTTTAATTCTGTCTTGTTGTACGTTATATTTACACCATTTACCGTATTTACTGGCGTATCTTATAGTAACATTACCACAATAATTATCAAGCAATAAACTATCTAAATTACTCCATGTCCTAAGTTTATTCCCAAACTCTCCGGCTTCATATAGTTTAAAGCTCATTTCTTTATTA